GGCGCTGCATCAGCTACCGGCTACCGAGGCGCTGCATCAGCTACCGGCGACTATGGCGCTGCATCAGCTACCGGCAACCGAGGCGCTGCATCAGCTACCGGCAACCGAGGCGCTGCATCAGCTACCGGCAACCAAGGCGCTGCATCAGCTACCGGCAACCAAGGCGCTGCATCAGCTACCGGCTACCGAGGCGCTGCATCAGCTACCGGCGACTATGGCGCTGCATCAGCTACCGGCTACCGAGGCGCTGCATCAGCTACCGGCTACCAAGGCGCTGCATCAGCTACCGGCTACCGAGGCGCTGCATCAGCTACCGGCAACCAAGGCGCTGCATCAGCTACCGGCAACCAAGGCGCTGCATCAGCTACCGGCTACCAAGGCGCTGCATCAGCTACCGGCAACCAAGGCGCTGCATCAGCTACCGGCAAAGAAAGCATAGCTCTTGCTGCCGGAAAGGATTGCAAGGCAAAGGGAGCATTAGGATGCTGGATTGTGCTTACAGAACGTGGAGAATGGGATGAGAACACTTATCCTATCATTTCAGTCAAAGCGTTCAAAGTAGACGGTAAGTCAATCAAAGAAGATACATTCTATACTTTAATAAATGGAGAAGCAGTGGAAATGAAATAGCAATTTCATTCCAGCCGCATCAAAGGTAGTGCTATTACCGTACTAAAAGCCGTGAGAGAAGCGAAGTGCGCACCGCTTCCCTTTAACCTTGTACGGGCGGTTTAAAAACACAATACAATGGAAAATGAACTTGAAGAACTGTACAAGGAGCTGAACGAAGTCAAAGCTTGTGATTTGGAATATCTTCCCAAATACGGCTATTCTTCAAAAGAAGAAATCATTCAGCTTATAGAGGAAGATATTGAGGAGTTGCGCGCAGAACTTGAATGTAGTCAATATGATTATACACCTGACGAACTCGAAGACGAAAGGATGTTTCTTTGCGTTAGTCAAGGGCTATCAAGATATTGCTAAACTTAATATTATAAAATTATGCCAATCGTAAAAAAGAATGACGTTCTACCTGAACGTCCTGTTATTATTGTACTTTATGGAGTACCGGGAAGTGGGAAAACAAGTGTTGCTACAACAGCCGATACCCCCTTATTGATTGATTGCGACAGAGGTGCAGACCGAGCAGTACAGCGTTGTGATACTATAATGGCTAAAAACTGGAAAGACATAGATAGTGAGCGGGGAGAAATGAAAGACTATAAAACAATTGTGGTTGATACAGCAAAGTCTATGCTTGACGATTATTTGAGCCAGTATGCCATTGAAAACAACTATAAGTTAAAAACAAATTCTTTAAAACGCTTCGGACAGATGGGCGAAGATTTTAAAGAGTTCGTCAACTTCCTTCGTTCAAATGGTTCTGATATTATATTCATCTGCCATGATAAAGAAACAGCAGACGGTGATGTGATAAAGCACTCTCCGGATTGTACCGGACAATCTAAAGACCTTCTTGTTAGAATTGCAGACCAAGTGGGATATGTATTTATCCAAAATGGAAAACGCTGTATATCTTTTGCTCCGTTAGATAATTTTGTAGGGAAAAATGTTGCCGGGCTTGAAACTGTTACTATTCCTGATTATGGCACAACCCAATTTGATACTTGCATGTCTGACATTGTTTCAAAAGTCAAAATATCTATTCAAGGAAAAGGAGAAGCACAAGCAAAAGCCAACGAGCAGCTTGCAGCAATACGAGAGCAACTTGCGGCTGCAATGACTGATGAAGATATTATCTCATTGATGGAAGCAACCAAGACACTGCCTAAAATCATGCAATTACCGTTCTTCTCTGAAATGCAAAAAAATCTTGCTACAAAAGGATACGCATTCGACAAGGACAAAAAAATGTTTATTAAAGCATGAAACCACTTATTAGGGCAACACAACTGGAAGCATTCCGAAAATACATAGAACAAAGCGATTACGCCAGTTATGAGATAACTGAACAATCGGTTATTGACAGTATATCAGGTGCATTTGAAGGCAATACATATACGAGAATTGGAAAAGCTTTTCATAAAATAGTGGAAGAAGGTACACCGAAATGCGAAAAGGTTAAAGCAGGTGAGCGTACCTTTCTTTATTACGGGAAAGAACAAAAGGAACAAATGCCAAGCGGACGAGCGTTTGATATTGATGGGAACAAAATAATTCTTGACATACCACAATGTAAGGCCGCTCTTGCATACAGGAATGAACATCCTGATGCTTTTCATGAGATACGCCTTTATAAGGACTTTGGGAATGCTATTATAACAGGATGTGCCGATATGATAGATGGCGTAGAAATTAGGGATATTAAAACCAAATATTCTTATCCTATTGATGCCGATTACATAAATTCTTGCCAATGGAAATTTTATCTCCAATTATTCAATGCAGATATATTTCATTTTGATTTGTTCATATTTGAAGGATATGATAAAGAAAAGCATGGATATGATGTCAGAGGTATTCCGTTGAAACGTTATGATCCTGCAATAACATGCTATCGCTACGATGGCATGGAGCAGGATAATTATAATCTGCTTCGCTCATTTCTTGAATGGGCTGAATATAGAGATTTGACCAAGTATTTACTTAAAGAAACAATAGAATAGAAAATGAATTTAACCGGAAGCGTAAATTTGCTAAAGCTCGAAAAAGCGGGCATAGCAACAATCAAGAATAAGAAATGCGTTGTCATTCCGATAGAAGAAAACGACCTTTATGTAAGTATGGACGAGAACCTGAAAGCAAAAGCCGTCTATCTTAACGTTAATATTAATGAGCGTAGAGAGCCGAGCCAATACGGCAATACCCATTACTGCAAACAATACTTATCAAAGCAGTATAAGGATGCGAACAAGACAGAAGCAGAAGCCAAGTCAAAGGTTTACCTGGGAGACTTCAAGCCTTATGAGTTTGAGGGTTCCGGGAATGCTGCGGCTACGGTGGAAGCGCCAACCTTACAGACCGACGGGGAAGACGACCTTCCGTTCTGATGTGTAACCTATAAACATATAATATCATGCTGTACGAATTTAAGCTAAAAGTAAACAAGGTTAACGAGAAAGGCGATGAAAAGGAAGTCACCGAACATTACATAACCGATGATGAGCTTTTCGGTCATGTGGAATTGAAAGGCAATGAGCTATACAACGGTGAGTGTGATGTTTTCGCAATCAGCCGGAGTAAGATACGTGAGATTGTCAATGAGAAGCAGGAAGATGAGTTCTTTTATAAGGTTACTCTTGTTGAGATTTTCGTAGACGACAACGGAAAAGAAAAGGAGAATAAATACTATGTTCTCCTTTCGGCAAAAGACATGGACGATGCCAACAGAAAGGCGGCAGAATACATGAAACAGGGACTTCAAGACATGAAGCTGGACGCTATTGCAAAGACAAAGATTTTAGACTTGATATAATTAACCGAAAGCCCTCTGCTCACGCAGAAGTCCCGTGGAAGGTTCGGGTTAAGTGATTTAATTTCAGCTAACAGTTAACTATCCCGGTGTGGCTTGACCGCCTATCCGGGAACTATTTGTTAACCTGCCTGCTCGGTCTGTGAAGATATGGCGGGCAAACGGGGAATATGGTAACGTTGAACGTATTGGGCGGTTATTCTTTTTGATTGCTAATTATTTTGTTTTAAAATTAGTATTAGTTATTCATTAGTTTATTATCCTTTACCATCCAGCAAAATAACGTGTTCTGTTCGATTCGGAACTTCCCCACTAACTACAACTCATTATGAAACTTACAATAACCAAATCCGAAGGCGCAATCATTCAGAAGCTTATCGAAGACCGAAAGTCAGACATTCATAATATTGGAGGTGACAGCAAGCAGGCAGAGCGTCTAAGTAAACTGAACAAGAAGATTGCAAGGCAGATAAAGAAACAATACAAGACATGAGTCCTTACGTAATAACTTCTGCGGTTCTTATTACCTATGACGGAAAGAAGATACCGTTGGAAAACATAGAGAGTGAAATAATAACCCGACCCATCCAGTTGACTAAGGAGAGGATACTTGATGCTTTCTCCATGATGAAAGATAAGCCGGTGGATGTGGAACTTAAAATCAAACATATATGAGCAATTATGTTACAGTTACGGCAGAGGTGGAATTTGACATGGAAGATTATATAGATGATATTCTTGAAAAATTGTCAGACGAAGAGTTAATTAAAGAGCTTGAGGACAGAGAGTTTGTTGTTTACGAAACAGCATCCTTACTTCAAATTGAATTTAACAATCCGACCGATTTGAAAAGGCATTTATGCGACATAGTTAATGTAGGCTATTGCATATCCAATGAAGAACTTATCAATGAAATAAAATTAAAACTACCATAATTTGCATGAGACATTTAGAAGACAAACTCCAAAAAGCTTGCGTGAAGTGGTTTGATTACACATATCCCAAATATAGACTAACTCTCCATCACTCTCCAAATGGCGGAAAACGTAATTCCATTGAAGCTGCAAAGTTCAAGCAGATGGGCGTTCGTGCAGGATTCCCCGATTTGATACTTCTTATACCGAATAAGTTTTATCCTTTCTGTGGGGTAGAATTAAAGACTAAAACAGGCAGGCAGTCGGAGAATCAGAAAGCCTATCAGAAGGAGTTTGAGAGTATCGGCGCCAAATATGTCGTTGTTCGGTCACTTGATGAGTTTATAGAAGTGGTAACAGACTATTTGAAAGAAATGTAATGTTTAATGAAAAATAAAAATACAAGTGTTATGGAAATAGAAATAAAAATCAACATCCCAGAAGAAGGGAATAATATTATTGATAAATCAACCTTTTCACTCTCTATAGTGGGAATGCCTATTAAAAATCGGGAAGCATTGAAAACACTCCCCGATAAAATAAGGCAATCGTTTATTGACAGCGTAGAATTATTGACAAACAATTCTGTTTCTGACAGATTTATTAATTGCATAGACGGAATTAAGAATGCACCGCTCGCTCCGGTGCAAGCTCCTCAATGTAATGAATGAAATATTTACAAATAGTGTGATACTTTTGGAAGTCAACTTTACACTTATGATTATCAAATGAAATTCCCGAAAAAGAAAGTTCCATAAGTTCTTTTGCTTCATCCAATAGCGGAAGCGTCTTGTCATAAGAGTATATAAGGTGGATAAGTTCTCTTGAAAGGTCTTTCATTTCAGGATAGCTAAAAATATCGTTTTCATCATATTCTCCTTTGACTAATTTTGCCTTTTCAATAAGCTCTTTTGCTTTTTCGATGTAAAATTCTTTAGTTTTCATTATTCTTAATTTTTGAATTGACGACACAAAGTTAAGAAATCCCGTGAATGATTGGGTTTGTTCACGGGAACTATAATTATTTGGCGTTTTCCTTTGGCATTTTGATTTGAGTGTGTATCTTTGCAACGTTTTCCCGCCAAGAAAACATTTACATATTAGTGATTGAGGTGGATTTTTTATATCCATTTGACTGCTTATATCTGCAAAGATAAAAGGCTGTTCGCTACTCTTGTAGGCTACTTCATTCACTGATGTAGTGTTTCTTGGCGGAAAACAGAGGGCGAACAGCTTTCTTTATATCTATAACTCAAATTCTAACTACAATGCCAAGAAACTTAGAATTAGAGAATGGGCGAATAATATGTACCCCACAATCTACGTTAGTTGCTAACGAGAAAGCAACAACTCTATCCTTATCTTCTTCAACCGAAGAAATCAAACGTTATTTTAAAGCCATTTTGGAACTTTCAAAACTGGATATTCCCTATCCCGTTAACCTTGATAGTTGCTGGATGCTGTGCTATTCTGCAAAAGAAAAAGCAGTGCGAGCTTTAAAGGAAAATTTTATAGAAAGTGTTGATTATCAATTTTTAGCCCAAAATGGCGAAAACTCAAAATGCGGCAGACCATCAATAGAATACTACCTCTCCGTTTCATGCCTTGAATACTTCATCGCCCGCAAAGTTCGCCCCGTATTTGACGTGTACCGTGAAGTCTTTCACAAGGTGAACGAGATTGCACCAAAGGTTGCCAAATCAAGCGCAGCCGACAAACGGAAAATCGCAAAGCTTGAAAAGGAATTGGAGTTTACGAAAAAACTTCTCGAATGGACAAGGTGGAGTGAACGCAGGGAGATTGAGCTCAAATGCTCGTGCTTCTCTTTCTTAGTAAAGACGAAGCAGTACGATAAGTGGGCGGAATACAGAAGAACGGGTATAATCAAACCGTAAAGCCATGATTGAAATACTTATCGTGTTGGGTAGTCTTTTATCGGGCTACCTCACTTTCCGAAAAAAGGGAGAGAAACTTTTCTATTGAGTAAAATCTAAAAAAAATAAACAATAATATTTATGAGTGAATTAGTTTTTAAAGGTCAAAATGACCAAGTGCTAACCAATAGTATTTTGGTTGCTGAAAAGTTCTGCAAAGAGCCAAACGATGTAGTAAGAGCAATAGATAATTTATTGCAAAACGCTGATAATGAATGTGACGCAAAAGTTCGGGACATGTTCGTGGAATATACAGAAGATGTTCCACAGCCCAATGGAGGTGTAAAATCCGCAAGGCGATTTATAATGAACCGAGATGGATTCACTCTTTTAGCAATGGGGTTCACTGGTAAGAAAGCCCTAAAATTCAAATTGGAATACATCGAAGCTTTTAATACAATGGAAGAGGCACTGAAACGGCATCTTTCTTCCGCACAGATGTTCGCAATGCAGGCGAATATAAACCTCGAATACGAGAAACGGATAGGGAATGTAGAGAACGAGATTGCGGCGATGAAGAAAGAGCGAGAAGAAAACGGGAAACTGCTTTTATCTTTATCGTTATCACCGGAGGTAATACCTCAGTTGTCGATACGAGACAATATCCGACAATTGGTAAATAGATACGCAGAGGCGACAAATACTTCTACTCGGGATGTGTATCACAAGATATATAACCAATTGTATTACCTATATCACATATCAATAAACAACTATAAGAAAGTAAGGCGTGACGAATCAAAGCTTGAAATTGCAGAAAGAAACCATTTCCTTGACAAAGTATTCAACATTGCGTCAAACTTAGTTCGTGAGGCTAATATATCATGCTAACATTAATTAATTATACTAAAAATGAAAACAGACGTAAGAACAGTGTACCATTGCGAACACTGCAATAAAATATCACTCAATAAAGGAGCTATGACGTTACATGAGGATAAATGTAAGAGAAACCCCGTTAATAGGTCTTATTGTATAGGATGCAAGCACCTCACAGTAGAGGATATAGAATATAACGATAAACCTGATAAATGTGATTATGATGAGTTCTCTCCAAGTGTAAGACCTCGCCGCAGATTTATATGCGATATAGACAACAAGGTAATGTATCATCCAAAAGTCAGAACGTTCAGAAAAGAGAAAAGAGAGCTGATATTTAGCATATCCCAAAAGCCTATGCCTAATGAGGTTGAAGAGTGCGATAATTTTGAAGATAAAATACCGGATTTCACTTTTTAATATGAAAACAATAAAGCAGCAATCAGAAGAGTATGCGTTGAAATATCCTTCCGAAATCCGAAATGAAATAGCGAAAGCATGGATAGACGGGAGAAACTCAATAAGGAAGAAAGATGTACTTGACCTCTATTTCGTAGAGGAAGAATACAAGGATATATTCATATACTGGCTCAACTACAAAAAAGAGAGGGGGCAGCCATACAAGCAGACCGGAGCAGAGGCATGTTACCGGAAGCTATTAACTCTTTCGGGAGGTGACAAGCAGATGATGATTGCAATAATAGAGCAAAGCATGAGTAATAATTACCAAGGGTTATTTCCACTAAAAGACAATGGGAACAGAAATCACACTAACAAGCAAGGAAATAGCGGTTCTATCTTCCAGGCAGCTGATTGCTATCTGCAAGAACATCAGTAATGAGATAACTTCCATAAGCCAAGCGATAAACGCACCTCCCATACAATTATCACAATGGAGGAAAGATAACGAAACCTGCATAAAGGCGGTTCTTGTAAAGTTCATAGAAGGTACTCTGTTGTTTTACGGCCGTAGCCGCGAGGATATGAATGACTATCAAGTAGCATCCATTGTAAACTCTATCCTTGACAAGTATTATTATTTCAGAATTGAGGACGTTTGCCTTTGTTTTAAACGGGCAAGGGAAAACTCATCATACGGTGGATTTTATGGCAAAATAGACGGTTCTGTCATCATGAGCTGGTTTGCCACTTACGATAAGGAGCGGGATGAAGTGATACACTCAATGCCGGAAGAAAAAATTAATGTTTTTACTGGAGAAGAGTATAGCCGAGAAGAGTACATTGAGATGTTGAAAGCTAAGATAGCCGGTGGAGACCTGTACGCAAACGAAGCATTGCGGCGTGTTGGTACATTCGAGCGTATAATGTTTGATAGACGTGGAGAGTATGCCAGTTATAAGTATTGGCGAAAGCATAAATTTGACAATAAAGTATGAGACTTACAATATGTTGGACGACAAGAGGCAGGCAAAGACGCTTTTACTATGATATATGCAAAAAGTTTGGCATATCGGATTACATGAGTGTTAATCATGAGACGCCATGCGATATAAGGGATGAAGATATGAAACTGTTGAAGGAATGCGAAAAACGAGGGTTTATCCAAATAAGAAACAAACGGTAAATAATCATGGACATAGAGATTGAAAAGAAAATCGAACAATTGGAGTGGCAGCGTGACAATGCAATGCGCATACGCTGCCCGTTGGTGGCAAGGAAGTATCAGCGCATGATTGATGAACTTGCAAAAGAGAGCAGAAACAAGAATATGAACAAGGCAGAACAGGCAAGGCAATGACTACCGACACGGCAAATCAGATAATCAGCAAATATGAGAGTCTTGTAGTTCTGTGCACCTACAACATATTGCTCACGAACGACATCTGTTGTGGGCAGGTTATCGAGTGTCTGCATGCGATGAAGAGAACGCCTTATTACAAACAGGCATTCAAGCGGTATTTGAATGATGCCGATAAGGCAAGAAAGGAATACGAGCGTACTGTAAACAGCGTTATCGGTTCAGACCGGAGCGAGTTTTTCGCCAACTGCAACGACAAGTACACGGAGGAAGTGAACAAGCACGTGGATATGCTGTATTGGCAGTTCAAGCAGGTTCTCGACGATAACGGCATATCCCATTCCGCAGAGATTGCAAGGTTCGAGCTTGCAAGGACATTGTGTGATTACGCCTGCATCCAGTTTGACGAAAGGATTAAAGAGCTTCGGAAGAAAGATGCACGGTTCAACGGGTTCACGTTGGAATATTTGAAGCTTTCAAATGTGGCAAGGATGATGAACCTTGCTTCCGACTGTTTGAAAATCGGGAAAACGGTCAATATGAACACAGAGCGGTGCACAGCAGCGTTTGATGTGCTGGTAAGAAAGCTGTCGGATGCGGATAATATTGCCAACGCGATAAAAGTTTAGTGAAATGAAACTGATTTATAACCTTATAACCCTCCTCATGGACTGGCTTTCGGTAGAGGTTGGAGCGGATGAAGAGTGGTTCTGAATTATGGAAATGAAGAAAGGAGAATTGACACACGGCTCTCTGTTTAGCGGCATCGGTGCCCCGGAAATAGCTGCCGAGATAATGGGCTGGAAAAACGTGTTCCATTGTGAAATAAACCCGTTCGGGAGAAAAATACTTGATTATTGGTTTCCAAACAGCAAAAGTTATGAAGACATCACGAAAACAGATTTTACAGAGTGGCGGGGAAAAATCAATGTCCTCACCGGAGGTTTCCCCTGCCAGCCTTTTTCTTGCGCCGGACAGCGAAAGGGAGCGGAAGATGACCGCTACCTCTGGCCGGAAATGCTACGAGCGATACGGGAGATTCAGCCCGATTGGGTTGTTGGTGAAAACGTTGCTGGAATCCTCTCGATGGTACAACCCGGCAGTGAAACTGCGTTGGGACGTGAAGAATCTCTGTTCGGAGAGGTTGACCGAGAAAGAATATTGCATCAGCAGGAATACGTCGTCGAAACAGTGTGTAACGACCTTGAACGTGAAGGATATTCCGTCCAACCGGTTGTTATTCCGGCTTGTGCCGTCGGAGCGCCGCACAGAAGGGACCGTGTCTTCTTTATTGCGAGAAGAATACAAGACAATAACAACAACATCGGGAGTGGATATACTTGTAGATTCGGAAGATTTTCCGTTTCTGAATCAATGGAAATGGAAGATAAACAATTCAGGGTATGTTTACAGAACAATCAGAGCGAAAGAAGATGGAAAGAAATGGAAGACTATCTTGATGCACAGATTGATTTGCCGTCCGAAGGAAAACGAGGAAGTGGACCATATCAACAGATGCAAAACGGACAACAGAAAGCAAAATCTTCGGATATTAGCTCATTGGGAAAATCTTCACAATCGGAAGAAAGGTTCAGGAGTAAGGAAACCGAAGGGACGGAACAAATGGCATGCGATAATCTATGTGAACAGGAAAAGGATTCACCTCGGATTTTTCGATACAAAAGAGGAGGCGATGAATGCAAGGTTGAATGCGGAGAGAAAATTGTTGTCCACCGTGCAGACGCAGGGGTTAAAGGTATGCAACGAAAATGGGAAAACAACATTCTATCCGGTAGGGCTGCTCCCAACTCCGATGTCTACCGACATACACCATGCAAAACGGGTGAAGGATTTGAAAAATGCAGGTGCAAAAACGATGGCGAGTCGAAGAAACGGAAGCAATCGTCCGAATGGCCTAATGGATTTCATGGATTTCCACGGAATGTTACCTACACCAACGACAAGTTGTCACAATCCCGGAACGGCAAAGGACCGGAAAGACGGCAGTCCCCGGACATCAGAACTGAATCATTTGTGTGCCCGCCTGATTGGGAAAACTTCCCTACTCAATCCCCTGTTTGTAGCCGAGATGATGGGATTTCCACCAGATTGGACGGTATTGCCTTTTCAAAGTGGCGGCAGGAATCAATAAAGGCATACGGCAATGCGATTTTACCACAAGTAATGTATGAGATATTCCTAGCAATAGAATCTATAGAAAAAGGCAAATAGTATGAACATCCATCAGACAGTTCCCCGTTCGGATTGTACCTCTTTCGCGAAATGTGGCAAGCATTCCCTTGCCTATTGCCGGAAGTACGGCGCTATCGAATGCGGCCCGTGCGAGATAGTGAAGCGGAAACCGAGGAACCGGGTGATAGTGGATGGCGTGGAGCGTAAGGCATGCAGCCGTTGCGGAAGGCTGCTTCTGCTATCCTGCTTCTATGACAGGACAATCTACCGCAACGGAAAGGTGTATCACATCAAGACATCATGGTGCAAAATGCGTGTTTCGGAAGACAATCGGAAACGGAATGAAAGGAAGAAATGAAAACAGTTAAACTTTCTAATTTAAAAGTCGGCGACCTTTTCATCCATAAAGGAACGGTGTACGAGATTATTACAAAGAGTAAGTGGACTTCCCAATGTAGGTATCTAAATGATAAATATCGCTTCGGTGGTTGGTGTCAATACTTGTATTGTGATTTTAGTAATTACACAAAAGTGGAAATTTAATATTAGCATGTGGTAAATATAAGAAAATTAAAAGTCATTGATTATGAAACAGACAGTAGAAGAAGCAGCCCAAAGCATGGCTTACAATAAGATGCCAGATTGGGGAGGATTGCCAGCATTGGCGAAAAAATATTTTATAAAAGGTGCAGACTGGCAGGCAAAGCAATCTCCGTGGATAAGCGTTGAGGAACAGTTGCCAGAAGAAAATGAGAATATCATTATCATGTGCAAGCATGGCGCAATATTTAATGGCACATACTGTAATGGAGTATGGTTCTGTATGGACGGTTATATCAATGATATATACAAAGACAGTCCTATTTATACTTCAATGGGCAGTATACCTCCATTATGGGAGCCTGTGGCCTGGATGCCCATCCCCTCTTTCAATGAGATACTCGAAGCCAACAAGGATGTACTGGAACGGATTAAAGAGAAAGGAGACTGATATGGGAAAATACAGAATATACAGATACGGACTTTTTGACCACATTTTTGACGTTCAAGTGAAAAAGTGGTATGGATGGGTACTCGTTAAGAGGTTTAAGGCGGATGTGAGTTCTAACGACGCGATGATAGACAATATTTATTACTGTGAAATACTATCCAAGGAACTTTTGGGAAAATTGGAGGAGGAATTATGAAACCAAAACAAGTATTATCAGTCGAACAGATGATGCATTTGCAGGAGCTTGGGTTGGATACAAGCGATGGAAGCATGTGTTTCGAGTGGAATGATTCAGATTCAGATAACATGGTTGTAACCTCTCCGGATGCCGATACGAATTACGACTATTATCATGAAACTTATACCTTGCAGGACATTCTTGACAAGCTGCCGCCTGTCATAAAAAAATATTTTTGTCTTTCAATCAGAGTTAGTGAATACAAGAAAATGTGGCATGTCGAGTATGAGGGAGCAGGATGTCTTTTATCTTATTTTCATTTAAAAAATCTTATTGATGCAGCCTACGAGACGCTTTGCTGGTGCGTTGAAAATGGATATATCGGAAAGGAGAATAACTATGAATGATGAAGAAATACGGAATTTAATCAAGATTCAGTTGCGACATCTAAGTAAAGAACTGTTGATAGACGCTCTTACTGATATTTGTATGGCAAATCCTGTATTTAGAATGACAAACGTTTTGGGCAGTTTACAATGTTTCAATATAAGAGACGTTATAGATGGGGTACAACGAATAAATATGAGTTTTGATCCATTAAAACGAATATCAGAGAAGGAGGTGAATCATGGATAGTGTACAGACACAAACCCTTTCCATTCAGGGAGATGGAGGTGGTGAAGCATATATTAATTTTTGTAATGGAAGCTTATGTGTTTCTGTTGTAGTAGAAGGCAAGCAGGCGGACTTTCATTTTGATGATATTACTTTGAATGTGTTTGCTTATGCTTATAAATTGCATTGTGAAGAATGCAAAAAAAAGGAAGGAAAACAAATAACGAAAGGAGAATAATCATGGAAGTAAAGAACGGAATAATAATAGACGGAGTGCTGCATGAAGCGGTACAATATAAAATTAACTGTAAAAGATGTTCACTGCTATCTGTGTGTCATAAGTTTAATGCTGTTTGTGCCGTTATTGGTTGCGAAGCATTTGTTGAGCGTGGCAAAGTAACTGTTACATCTTATTATCGTGAAACACCTAAAAACGCTGGAGAAATAATCAAAAATAGATAAGGAGGAATAACTATGGGATTTACAACACCGTGTTTCATAAGAAAGAATACACCGGAGCTTCGAAAGAAGCTGGAAGAGTTGGGATATGAAATCCTTAATTCTGGTGATACAACTTTAGATGCGCATAATTATGACGGCAAGGGAAGTCATAAAAGTATCGAAGAGGGAAAGGCTATCATAACATCTTATGGTAATTTATATGGAGTGATATATGATGTAGATACTGTCACCAAGAAAGGAAGAATTGATTGCGGAACCAATGAAGAGCTTTTCTTGGCTATCGCTGCATTGAGGGATGATACAGACAAGAACCAATGGTTTACGGATGGGGATAAATGGATTCTGTGTCCTGAAATCAAGTTCTCTACCTATTGGGCTTACAATGATGTTGACATTAACACGGATACCATTCACAAGGCTACCGTAAACGAACTGATTGAACACTTTAAAGATAAGAAAGAACAATTATGTGTAGAATAGCATATTTTGGGACAGATGGTTGTCTCGGACATCATTTTAAAGCTATTTCTGGAAGATTTTCTCCTCAAGAGAAAGAAGACCTTAGTAAAATAGATGAAGACTTTCAATTATTCGGTTTTTCCGGCTTTAATTTTTTCACGTACAAGGGGTATGGGTGTCTTTCTTTCTCTGCAAGTCCGGATGATAATCGTTATGGCAGTAAGACTGTGTTTTTTGTTGAGGGAACCTATTTAAAAACAGAAGTATTAGAGGCTTTGGAAGAAGCTCCGTTTGTGAAAAAACAATTCCAGAAGTTAGCCGATATGTATGGTGTAGAAATACCTAAAATAAAAGATTATGAATGATATAAAACTATCACTCCGGCAAATAGAAAAAATGGAACATGCTATCGGATTTAGCCGTGAGAAAATAAAAAGAAATAGATATGAGGCTTATCGTAATAGATTTGTAGTAAGTAACTCCGATAAGGACTGGGAGGAATTGGTATCTATCGGATATGCAGAAAAGCGAGAGTTTGAGATTGAAAAACAAATCGGGTACTATGTTTCCGAACTTGGGATGAAATATTTAGGGGTGTTATTTGGGTGTATAATAATAGAAAGTAAATAACTATGACCGAAGAACTTGTAACATTAGAAACAGCGAAGCTGCTGAAAGATAAGGGCTTCAATAGGAAGTGTGAACACCTAATAGACCGCAATAAGGTTATTACAAAATATGACCTTCCGCAAAGTATGTCGTGTTGTACGGAAATAGATGGCGAATCAGTTGAATTTTTGTGTCCAACATTGTATATCGCCCAAAAGTGGCTGCGTGAAATAAGAGGTGTGTATGTATATGTAGAACCTGTTATTGGAAAAAGATGGAAGCTTTCTTTTTGTGATTTCAATGTTCCAACAGAAGAAAGCGACTGGATGGAGAACGAAATAAACAAAGGGAATGGCTATAAAGTATATGTCACCTACGAGGAAGCACTGGAAGCCGGGATACAAGAAGCATTAAAACTTATATGAGAATGGACCCTGTTGTAAATGATGCTTATAGGCTTAGAAAACTTTTAGAAAAAGCAACGGGGCTAAAAGTATATAAGTCGGAACTAATAGCCAACTATTTTAATGGCTATCTAAGTATAGTACAAGAGTATAAGAATGAAACCAATCCGCACATTACAGTAGCACAAGGTAGCTGGTCGATAGAAAACGGTGGGGAGTATAAAATTTCACTCTATACACCTACAATCGTTATTAAAGGCAAGAGGATACTTAATACTCGTTTTGTAAAAGATGTAGCCTATAAGATAGTGGAAGCATTAAATGATGAATTTGGGGAAGATAATTGGAATACGTGCAATGAGGAGCAAAAGTGTTGGCTTCCCATGTCTCGAAACTCTTTCTATTTACAAATCCCAAATTTTGAGAAATATTAAAACTTATATGATTATGAGCAAAGGAATTTACACAAAAGAAAATGTAGGTAATGGTGTATTCATCTTTACCGTCAATAAGAATTTTGTAAAACCTAAATTTTGGGGACTGCATGAAGAAAACGAACAGGCACAATGTGCAGTTATTATCCATGATGGCAATGCTTTATTCTTCTATCCGGAAGATATGGATAATGATACCCATATTCTTCTTGATTGGGAGAAAGAACAAACAGGAAAGATATATCCAACCACAGAAGAAGGCATGAAGGATACCGATGGAATAGGCAATACCAAAGCATTGGCTGCATCCGGAAGCGAAATTGCTGAGAAAGTCATAGCATTGGACTTATGTGGATTAAGTTGGCGCATTCCTACACTACAAGAGAGTGTCTTAGGGTATGAACATAAGGTTATGCTGAATGCAGCCTTAGCTATCTGCGGAAAACAACCAGTGAAAGATGACTGGTATTGGTGTTCTACGAGAAAAGGAAACAAACGCAATTTTATTCTCAGTTGGGGCGACGGTTTTAGATACGACAACATTCAGGACAGTGACGATTGGGTTCGCCCCGTGTCCGCTGCCTCTCTTAATTCACTTTAACCTTATAAATGATTACAACTATGGCAAAAGTATTTATAACAAAGTATGCCTTAACAGAAGGTATTAAAGAGATAGAAGCAGATATTATTAGAAGTAGATTTGAAGATAGAGAATATGTAAGGGATGGTTTATGTTCTTACTTCCGTATAGGGGAAAACGCATTCACCGATAAATCCGAAGCGTTGAAAAAGGCGGAAGAAATGAAGATTAGGAAAATCGCTTCTCTTCGTAAGCAGATGGAGAAACTTGAGAAATTATCTTTTAAAGTAGAGGAGAAACAGCAATGAAGAAGATAATGTTCAATGATAAATATAGCCTAACCCAGGCTGTATTGGAAAGGGAAAATACTCAAACAATATGATACAACAAGGAACAAAATTTGGAAAATTAACAGTGATAGGAATCAATCACAAAGGGAATGATAGGAAATACTATTACGATTGTATTTGCGATTGTGGAACTCATTGCGTTGTTCGTTCTAATGCCTTAACTACAGGTAATACGAAATCTTGTGGGTGTCTTATTAATGAGAGCAAAAACATTAAGCATGGATTGAAAAATACAAGGCTATATCGTATTTGGTCTGGGATGAAGTCAAGATGCTATACAAAAAGCAATCCTGCATACGATAGATATGGCGGTCGTGGTATATCAATGTGCCAACAATGGAAGAAAGATTTTACTGCATTTTATAATTGGTCTATGGACAATGGATATTCAAAAGAGCTATCCATAGACCGAATAAATCACAATGGCAACTATGAGCCATCTAATTGTCGTTGGGCTACTCCAAAAGAGCAAAATGACAATAAACGATGCAACATTCTTATAACCATTAACGGAACAACATTAGATTTGCAACAATGGTGTGATAAAATAGGAATTAAGAGAAGTGCTGTTAATACAAGGGTTAGAATGTGTGGATGGACTTATGAAAAAGCACTTTCTACACCAGTAAGGAAACATAAAGAATACAAGGTCAGATGAAAAGAATATTATTTAATCGTAAATTTGGGTTATTAGATGCTGTTTTGAAACGTCATAAAACGCAAACAAGGCGTATTTGTTTAGACCCAATTAACCCCACCGCCAATAAATCGAAATGGCATATTGGTGATGTAGTGGCAATATCCCAGCCGTACAAAGATATATTAAGTTCTGCGTATTGTGACAAATACGAATTAGACAAATTGACACATACAAAAGGATGGAGTAATGCTATGTTTACAAAAGCTGACCTCATGCCCCATCACATCCGTATTACCAACATCAAGATAGAACGGTTGCAAGACATTTCCGATGAAGATTGCCTGCGTGAGGGCGTTGAACTGAACACTCGCCAATATGAATATGATGGAACAAAAAAATATTGCGTCTGTGGATTGGGACATTGGCGAGCGATTGGCTGCACCGACTTTGATACCCCTCGTGAAGCCTTTGCCGCCCTCATAGATAAAGTCTCCGGCAAAGGTACATGGGAATCCAATCCCTATGTATTCGTTTATGAATTTGAACTGATTGATTAAAAACGAGAAAAGATATTGATTATGAAGCGTGAAATAAAGTTCAGAGGGAAAAGTGTTGATAATAATGAATGGGTGTATGGCGATTTAATTCATATTGGAAATGGATGTATTATATATCAAGGCTCACAAAGTGATTATGAAATTACCAATAAGACAGGTGTAGCTATCGAATTATTCGATGATGAGGTTTCAGTTGTACGTCCAGAGACGTTAGGTCAGTTCACGGGCTTATGCGATAAGGATGAAAAGGAAATCTATGAAGGCGACATACTTATGTGTGAGCAACATATAGCTCTTGTATTGTGGAACAAAGAACTTGCTACATTCGCATTACAATTCGATTTTGAAAAAAAAGTTGGCATGAGACCTTTAGGAGAATGGCATGCTATGACAGTCGTTAGTAATATTCACGACGCCTCGAATTTGTTGAAAGAAAACAACCATGACTAAATTAGAGCACATCGCCACAATTGATTACTGCTACTGGCGATTGGAAAAGTTGAATGAGGCTCTTTCCAAGCCTAAATCGACTATGGAGCAGTTGGTTGATAAAGCCTGCGGTTATAATGAAGTAGAAGAAGTGAAAAAGGAAGCTATAGCCCTTTTGGAACAGATTGTTGAAAGTAAAAAGGCTATCGGTGTGAATTATTCGGGAGATAGCAAGTTCCTTGATAAATTAAAGAACAAAGAAACACATGAGTAAACTATACAAAGTAACCCTCTTCGGTAAATCATTCATTATAGGATGGTTCAGTTATGCAGATAAATGGTATCATAAATTTAGTATAATATATTGAACATGAAAAACAAAATCATAGCGAGCGTTATAGCAGCACTGTTCCTGCCTATGCTTATTTTCATACATTGGGCTATTGTTTATTTCTTGTCGGTTAGAATTGTATTAGCAATCGCAATGACGGTCAGCATAATTGTTGTGACATACAAGCTTTCCAAACTTTTACTTGACGAACATTCTAAAAAATGTAAAAGACCATGAGAAAAGCAGACAGAATAATCAGAGACAGACATTCCCGCATCCCGGACAAATACAAGAAGATTGACACTACGGTCAACGGGAATGCAGAAAGCCTTGCCGAACAACACAAGGAAGTGGAAAGAAGGCTATTCCCTCTACGCCTTAACAAGACCACTGTTATTTACGTCACAAAAGACAAACAAAATGAAGTATATGCAGCGAAAGCACGTAAACGGATGGGGATAGCAGAACCGAAGAAACCTTTCGTTGACCCGCTTTCGGAAGAAAACATTACCAAGCTATACAAGGAAGAAAACATGCCGCCCCGCAGAATGGCTGAAATGTTGGATGTAAGTGTAAGGACGATATATCTAAGATTGGCTAAGTATGGACTTACAAAAGTGAAATGCAGATAACATGAAAGAGAATAATATTTTAAACAAAGAGATTTATGCAGAGGCTATGATAGCAGCCTCTAAGGTTGATTTCCTTGAAAGCAAGGATGAGATTAAGATGTATGCCACTTCGCTGTATAACGCAGTAATGTGGGGCAGAAATCATACGGTTAAAGCAAAAGAATTAGAGACACCAAGCTAATGCCCTCGCCAAAACGGCAAGCGGTATAACCCAATGGAGAACCCGTTCAAAGCGTTCTAAACGTTCCATTGGATAACCCGGAAAAGGCGGCAATAGTCCATGTAAAGGACATTGTCCGCCAATTCAAGCAGTTCATCTATGTAATCCCTTTTTCGCATCACGTTCAAGTTTTCTACGTTGTTGGCGGTTTATACCATTTGCTATGGCAAGGCTGTTCAGCGTCTCTTTCTGTTCGGGAGAAAGCATGTTATATACTTCTTCCCGGGATTTGCCTGATAAAATGGCTTGTACTATTTTCCACATAAGCTACGTCTGCAATGTTCACACAAAAATTTCTTCGCTACCGGGAACATCTTCTGTCCCACATATCCGCTAAGGTACTGCGCCTCTTCCCCGTATGGGTCGATGCCGAACGCCCGTGAGATATGCCGGCATAGATGCCCCTTTTCATGGTCGAAAGAGTTTTGAAACTCTGCCGGGGAAGAAGTAAGGGCTATAACCATTACGGTTTGCCTGTTTCGGATATTGGAGTAAGTGATACCCGTATTCAGATTGCAGGAGCGCATGTTCTTATAGGCATTCACCAAATCCATCCCCCTGCATCCTACCCGCTGAAGGTCGGCGATGATATGGTCGGTATAATAGCAGTCCACCGCATAATATACCCTTACTTCCCAATCATAATCCGGTATGTAAAAATCCTGTATTATCATAGGCTACATCATCTGTTCCCACATGATAGGATTGCCGGAGCCTATGCAGTCGGCATAGAACCGAGTGAAAGGCATTCCATTGTAAGCGTCCACATCATCTATGTAATCCTTAATGAACAATGCGAGATGGGCTTCGTCAGTGATAGAACTTTTGTAGTAATCCGACTTCGCCATGTTTGCCACGTAAACGCTGTCGTACCCTGCATCCTTCTCCAGGTTTATACTGTACTTTTTAAGAAGTTCCTCTACCTGTTCTTTGCTGATTGGTTCAAGTTTTTCCTCCTTGCCCGTAGATTTGTTTTCCATCTTCATGCGGGAAACAGCCCATAGGCACATCTTCTTGCTGAAATGCCATCCGTACTGGCTGAGATAATCAGCCATTGCAGGCGGTATTCTGTCGTATGTATCTAATCTTTGTTTCATATTTTCCTGATTTTAAGTGATTGGCAAAAGAGGGGAATAATCCCCTCTCCATTACATGAACTCTCCGTTGGCGCGTCTGCGTCTGCGTTCGCCCATATCATCACCGTAAGGCTGTGAATCGCGGCGTTCGTTGTAAACCGGATATTCCGGGAAGTAACCCGGCATACGGCGTTCGCCCATATCTAAGCCGCCGCTATAGCTTCCACCGCGTGAACCACCGCTGTTACGATAGCCCATTTCACCGCCCTGCATCTCACGCATGGCTCTCTCGTAACCATGACGGCAACCCTCTCTATAGGCTTCTTCCATAGGATTACCGCCTCTCATACCGAAGTCACGGTCATATTCTCCGCGCCCTTCTTCCAATATTTCCCACATTCCCATATTATTTCTTTGTTTTAGATGTTTCAGCCACTCCGAGCTGTTCCATAAGCCGTTTGTTCAATTCCATAAGGTCGGACATGTTCTTGCTCATTTCTGCCATTTGCCCTTTCAGAGAGGATATTTCCTGTTCCTGACGTTGTTTCTCTGCAAATTCGGGGTTCAAGAGCGTCAGCATCTTATCACATCCCGCAATGACGGAATTGTGGAAGTCCATGCTGTTGATAATGTCTATGCTTTTCTGTTTCATAGAAGCGACCTCGTTGTTCATCGCATCACGAGAACATGACACTACGATATTACCGTTCTGTCCAAAGTCGGCTATATCCATGCCGGCAGGTAGATTTTGGAAAGTAGTGTTCTGCCCGTTGATACAGACAACGACATCCACAACCATTTCCATTTGGGGCAACTGTCCCATAGGGGGTGCCATAGGATATTTCGGCTTGGGAGCGGAAACGCTGACTACCGGACCGTATTCGATAAACGGGTTAGCATCCTTATGAAGTATATACAACTGGTTATTGGTACGAAGTGATTGAAACATATTGGTTTGATTTTAAAGGGGTGTGGCTATTCCCATTTTGGAAACAACCACAAAGCCCCATGTTAACTACTTGCTCTTTTGAGCGGTTGCTTCTGCTGTCGGAGTCGGTGCCGATGCGGTTGTCGGACGATACCCACCGTTAACAAGGAACAGTTCGTTGGTGTACTTGTTATAGTGGATTTCGTAGATACCCGTTCCAGCAAGGTTGCCGACAGTCACCGGCTCATTGTTGTAAGCCAGCAACGGTCTTGTATCCCCGTTAGTCCCTATCAGTATCGGGAGTGTAGCAGTCGTACCGGCAGGTATTGCCTGGCGGAGACTGACATAGAAACCGCCTACATAGCTTCTGTTACGGAACGCATGGTTAGGAAGTTCCAAAGTCACGTTCTCCGTGCCGACTGTTACGGCTACCGTAGGAAGGGTATTGAAATTAGCCCTTCCAATAGTAGGGAACGGGAAGCCCCAATTATTAAAAGGAAATAATGCCATAATCTTTTGTAATTTAATTATTTATTACTATATTTACAATCGGGATAGGTTGGAGTCATGACCAACTGATAAGGGTAAACCGAAGCCCTTCCCATTTTTCAATTTTCGGCATCATTTAATTCGGTAAAATCAATGACAAACGAAGAATTTATCAAAAGTGTATCTCTTGAAGGTGAGGAATGGAGGGATGTAGTCGGATATGAAGGTCTTTATAAAGTTTCTTCATTTGGACGGGTTATAAGATTGTCCTACCAATCAAAGAATGGAACTTGTGTATTTACTCATGCCCCATCCCTATTAAAAGGATGGAATCATTATGGCTATCATTATATGAAATTAGTAGACCATAATGGGAAGTACAAATCAATGTTTGTACATCGCATAGTAGCAAATTCTTTTATACCTAATCCAATGAATTATAAAGAAATAGACCATATTAACTGTGATAGAAAAGACAATAGAGTATCAAACCTCCGTTGGTGTAATAGGTCTCTAAATATGCTAAACCCTTTCACAAGAATTAAAAACTCTGTCAATAAAAAGGGAATTAAAACATGGAATACAAGACCCGTAGTAATGTTAAAAGATGGCGTTTTGATAACTAAATATGATTCAGCCTGTTCAACAGCAAAAGATGGATTTATACAAACTCATGTTAGCCGTTGTTGTAGAGGCATTGCCAAACAACACAAAGGTTATCAATGGATGTATCTTTCCGACTACGAAACCCTTATCAATAAGTCAAAGAACTCTTTACCTAATGGCTAATTATCCCCAATAATTGTTGCATCCGCACCCACTGCGTGCATATACCGAATCTCCCATATATGCACCGTAGGCGGCCGCACGAGCTACCTCCGGATTAAATACTTGCAATTGCGGGTATGGCACTGCTACTGTAGGCGGCATTGAACAGCGGATTTTATCCACCTCTCCCTGCAATGTTTGTAGACTTGCTACTATTGGAGCAATTTGTTGCGTTACGTTTCCAAGAATAGTTGCATTCTGATTACGCTGTGAAATTTCACCTTTCAAAGTAGAGATTTCAGCATCTTTAGCAGCCAACGCTTCTTGCTGACGACGCGCCTCTGCCGCATCCATTTTTGCTACAAGTGCTTGGAAGCCTTCACGGTAAGCGTCCGCTAAAGAACGCGTATTCCCTTCCATTGTGCGTGTAAGCGTATTCATGTTTTCGCAGCTTGCTAAGCGGCTTTCATACCCTTGACGCTCAATTGCTGCCTGATTTTTGCAGCAGCAGTCTGCAATCTGAGTAAGAACAGCCTGATTTCCGGACTGGAATGCGTTGATGATTTGCTGGCTTGACATGCCCACCTGATTGCCCACATTGGCGATAAGTCCCTGGATGTTGCACAGGGCGCTCTGTAACTGTTGGGTAGAGCAGTTCAAAGAAGAAGCAAGCTGGTTGATGGCATTGCCATTGCCCTGAATGGCTGACATCAGGTATTCACGACCGACATCACCGTTAAGTTCAGCAGGCAGACCGCCACCATTGCCAAAGCGGTTGCCGAAGCCGTTGCCGCCCCAACAGAACCACAAAAGGATAATCCAGATGAACCACCACGAGCCGCCCCATTGGTCTTGGCTGCCACGTCCCTGGTTCAGTAAAGCGAGAAGTCCGGGGTCTACACCCTTGCTTCCCATCAAGTTGGGCAACATAGCCATGATGTCGAATTTGCTTCCGCCACCATTTCCGTTGTTCCCGTCTTGATTGAAGACATACGTTCTTTCCATAGAGATTTATATTTTGTATTACGGTCAAAATCAACCGCATCACAAAAGTATAAATACCGATACTGCCATGAAATCAGTTGTTTCCCAACGCTTTCCTAATGTTTTCCCAATATATTCTCAACATTTTCCCGCCTTCCATACGTTCCTGGAAATTGGAAATCATGTAGTTTATCGCGCGTTTGGTCTTGTGAATTTTAGGAGCTATCTGTGAAGGATACATTCCCCTTTCGACAAGCAACTGTACAAGCAAATAGCGGGCGTCTACGGTTTCCGTATCCTTATCCGAAGATAGTATTCGGCTGGCGGGTATTTCGGTCTCCTGCGCCACAAGATTGATTGTTTCGGCAAAGATTTCTGACTTACACATAGTTTTTCTGAATTTTATATTTATCTTTGCCTTGCCACATAAAACATGAGATTAAATGAACAAAGCATAAGATAATGCGTTGAAGATATTAAAGCCTCCAACGTGCATTGTCTTATGCTTATCATGTTTTTATGTGGCAATATTAACGTGAAACGTTGGGGGCTTTCTTTATACTCTAAGCCCCCGAAAGAGTGTCAGCTACAAGCCAACTTCTACATCGTTAATTTCTTTTTTACCATACAAATAGATTATAACTTATTCCTGCGCCTACGTACATGCCGCCCGGATAACCATACCCAGCCTGCAACCCTAATCCCCAACGCTTCTTCTTCGGCTTGATGGGAACCGGATGGTAGATGTCATTTGTCACCGTCTGATAAACCGTCTTCGGATACACAGTCATACTATCCAGCCGTGGGTCTACATATCCGCTCACCACCGCACGATACAGGCTATCTTCATACACAACCCGTTTGCGATGAAGCAAGGTATCGCCTATACGTACTGTGTCATTCGGCAATATCTGCCAAAAGACCGCTATCGGTGCGGAGATAAGAACCGTGTCAAGTTTGACAACCGTCTGTATCTTTGTTTCGGTACGTATTTCTGCCGGCAAAGGCTCGAACGGGCGGAGCCACGCCACCACACAAGCGATTGCCAGCAATACAACTAATAGCCAGGGTAGTTTTTTCATAACCTCAACAAATAATGATTTACAACCATACCTGCACATATTGCGACAGCTCCACACAGCAAGTCTATTTTGTTCCACTTGCCGTTATAGTAGTGGCAACGGTCGCTGTTCTCCTTGATAAAGAGCATCAGCAGTGCAGTGCTGCCACCGAATACTATGGCGGTGGATAGATAGACCACCGCACCTAAGATGTTATTTTTCATACCATAAATAATTAGTAAAACACTACACTGTAGAACCACTGGCATCTACCCATGAAGAACCGTTCCACCATATAGGTTTACGCAGGGTCACATCAAAAAATTGAAAACCATTATCTGCATTGCCAGGACGTTGTGAAGTAACTCCTACATTTAAATATGGAATTGCGAGAAAATCAGTAAGCGGACTTTTTAAATTCCCATTCGTTGACATCAAGACTCCCTGATTGTAAAAAAAATGCGGGTATAAAGTTTTGTCCGGTATGTCGTCCTTTACTGGTTTCCACAGCAATACCGATGTCTTCATACTTGACCAGGTAGAATCATGTTCACCGATTAGCGCACAGTCTGAAAAATCCTGAAACGATAAGGTTTCAACGTCATTAACCGAACTGAATCCAACAACAACTTCTTTTTTCCCGTTAGGTGACTCTCTGTATATCTCAAACCCATAGTTCTTACCTGGGTTTATATAGAAATATGGCGTTTTCTCTTTATCACTATCGGTAATATCTATATTAAGAACACGTTTGGCAATAGGTATATTTTCTCCACACAACAGATATATTGTATATTTATAACTTCCATTTCCCCTATTATTAATAATATTACCGATATCCCTTAATTCAATATTTCCTCTGTTAAAAGCGTCCATAACATACTGACGCATTCCTAATGAAGTCGTTCTATTATAATTATAATAACAGGCTTTGTACCAATTTGTATCAACCAATGTCCCCCCTATCCTACAGTTGAAAAACACGCAATTCATATCCACAATATCAGTATTATTCAAAAACTCAGGCATTGTCATATCTCCGGCTTTATCCCATAACCCTCTAAAATAACAACCAATATATGTTACACCTTGATTTTCACTTAATATCCTGCTATTCATATAAAAATAGCAGCCTATAAAGTTGGCTTGAATGAAACCTCCACTACCTTCAATTGTAACTCCGCTGGCTTCCCAGTGACAGCCGGTAAAATTAGCTTTGATTTTTTGAGTTAATGCTATATTGCTTTGTATGCAATTAATGAAGTTAGTATACAGTCCTCCTCTGAATGTACCTAACTTATAATCAAAAGTCCTTTTTTCGTTATATCCTCTGAATTCATTTACCGAATTAAATATCCAAGCATCTCCCGCTAACTCCTGTCCCTCATTCATTTTGGATATAGTACCATCCCTTAACACCACATTTATAGCATCAAGCCGGTATGTTACATCTGAATAGGTGTCCTCCCATGAATAATAAATGACATTATGCCAACGCATAACATCAATATATCTATCAGCCAATGCCAGTATATAAGGAGCCCGCCTTATACTAATATTGTCCAAACGTACAGGAGCCCCACTGATTATGACAGGAATTTGCCAATTACGGTATTTCGTATCGCTGCCTTTAGACATGATAAAACCTTCTTTGATTGAAAGCCCGATAGAAGAGTATGCCGTTCTCCAATCATTTATTCCATCATTCATGTTTATGACAATATGGAAATCTATGAAAGAAGACATATTCATGTCAATCGACAATTCATTCAAAATCTTTGCATCTATGTCTTTGGTAAACAGATAAGTCTTCTTATTGGAACATCTTATACTGCGACATATCCGCACGATTGCATTAAATGCATCAGAGCTGTCTGTTTTACCGTCGTTGGACGCGCCAAACCATTCCGGCATTAAGTATTTGTTTTCTACATCCCCTTTGATATTCAACGCATTTAAAAAAACGCCCCCATTAAATTTTAGAATACACCCTTCAGGAATGCTTATCTCAGCGCCATCCAAATCAAAATCATACCTGATTTCGTATATAGTATCAGGCTGATTTATCATTTCCTGCGTAAGTATATTTTTACCGTCTATAATATTCCTGCGCAATATTTTATACCCCTTGCCGCTGAATCTGTCAGGACTAAAAGGGCGGTCGGCAAATTTTAAAACACTTAAGTTTTCCCCTTTGTCTACAGACACAAGGTCCTCGTCGTCCGCAAGACCGGAACCGATAAAACTCTTTAGGGTGTTAGGAGTAGTAGAACCATTTTCCCTGCCTTCTTGAAATGGAAACTGCTCATTACCCGTCAAAACGTCTCTTTTGGGGAGTTGTCCAATTTGTTGTCCTTTTTCTGTTTTCTCTTCCATACTACTATTTATTTTTACTTGTAAGCAATATCGGCTTTCCGTTAGTCAACAACAATGGAGCGTCATTGGCTAATAATAAAGCCCCTCCGTCAGGAAATGGATGCGGCTTATTCCCGCCAGCACCGGGAAACCCTATGGTAAGTATGCTGATTACGGGAATGCCGATTATAGGAATGCTGATGTGAGGGGTAGTGATTGGTTTCATAGGCTATCCCTCTTTAATCATTTTGGCTTCTGACACTTTCGTAGCACTTCTTATTGTAATTTCCATACCTGCCGCTATGCCAATAAGACGAAATATCACATTGGGAGCCCCTAAGGCTTGATTGGCATTTGGGGAAAGCGGGATAGGATTCATGCCTTCAATATTGGCAAATACAGTCACCATTCCGCCCTTGTTCTTTATCTGTATGGTAACGGGATTGCCGTCACTGACAAACGTTGCGTAATACGCTGTTTTGCCTTCTTCTTGTTGAAATGATAAAACTTCTGCTGCCATGATGTTTACTTTTTAGAGTTATTCAAATAGTTCACAATTCCCTGCACATGCAAGTCCACTATTGCCCGCTTCCCCTCTTCCGATAATAAGAAGCCAACATCTTCCTTATTGTCTTGGAATAGGTTCTCTGTAAGGACTGCCGGGCACTTCGTGTGCTTCAAGATGTAGAATCCGCTTTCCTTATCAGGGTCGCCATCCGTCATATCCTTGCGTATCTTCATACCTGGCAAAAGTCGTCCGGCTGCCGCATATAAGCTATCAGCTAATTTATCGGCTTTCGTCTGACCTGCCGAAGTCCACGCTTCCCAACCACGCGCCTGCATCCATTCAGAGCCGCTTCCCGCTGCATTACAGTGGATGGATACGAGAATTACTTCACTTGCCTTGTATTCGTTTGCCCTGCGGCAACGCTCCGATAAGGGAACGTCTATTTCCTCTTTGACGATACGTTCGGCATCAACGCTTTGTTTGCGCAATTCCGCTTCCAAACGTGTGGCAATCTCACGGGCATACGCATATTCTTTCAATCTTCCGTCCGGTGAACACTTGCCCGGAGTGTTACTTCCGTGTCCGTTGTCAATCAATATTTTCATTCTGCACGTCCTCCTTGAAATATTTGTCATAAACCACACGAGCCACCCATCCGGCGACAACGCCGACACCGAATGATACAACAGTAGTCAAGTTCACCCAAAACGGAGTGTAGTGCATGTAAAGCATAACTCCCACGATGATAGCGATAACAATCGCTGCAATAATCAGTTTCTTTTTCATTTTGTTACTCCTTATCTTTAGTTATTATTTCATTCATATCTTCTTTCTCGACATCGAGCACTTTCTTTCCGAACAATCCCAACGCTTTCAGTAAGTTGAAATTATATCCCTTTGGCTTCAAGATATTGCTTATGATAGAGCAGAACTCTATGAAGCAGACAAACAAGCATGAATACACATCAATATTCCATTTATTGCCGGAAGCAATGTTTATCATCACCACCATACAAACAAAGGCAAAGTATGTCACCATTTTACCCATAGTACGGCGCACGGCACTTGAAAACCGAAATTCTTCACCCAATAGCAGGCATTTCCTTATCCCGAACATTAAATCGCATACAACGACTGAAAATGTTACTATCAGCCACGGTATCATGTGTTCCAATGACTGTGCAATAAAACTGCTTGCTATTACCGAGAAACCACCCGGTATGCTTTGGGTAATAATGTTATTCTTCATCTTATCGTTATTTGTCAATTATTCATATCTTTGTGTCTCTTATCAAATAAGCGAACTACTGTCATTCCGTTTTGCTCGTGAGAGTAGGACGGGATTTTCATATCTTGCCGTAATAGCGGAACCACGCTCCCCATTTACGTTCTTTCAAGTAGTTCGGATTATCCTGGTTGAGTTTGGCTTCCATCTCAAATGCGCTCGCACGGTAAGCGTTTTTATTGACCTCTCCGTCCCCAATCTTGTTGTCTGTAAACAGATGGTACACGAAGCTTACAAACCATTCTGTCAAATACAAAATGTAGTAGAATAGTGGGATAAGTAACAGCCACCATGCACTGACATAGAGTGATAATAATACGGACGGGATAGCCGCTATCTCCATACACTCGAAGAACTGTTTCTGATGTGTCCGTTCATGGCGTATGGTTGTTTCGGACAACTCTTTCAGCTTCGTAAGGATGAAGCCGAAGAGCATTATAGTTGTGTAGCTGCCAAAGAGGATAAGTTTGGCAAACCAGTTTTCGTAAAATACTTTTACTCTCATAATCAAAAAAGTAAACACTTTGTTATTTTATTAATATTATTGTTTTACGCATTCATTAGAACACAACCCAAACCGAAAATCCCTGTACTATCTGCAATATCAAATACACTATCGCCATTATTAACGACAGAATCAGTTATTTCTGTAACAAAATTATTGAATATAGACATCTTTTGTGTAATAGCTCTTATTGGAGTATTATCTTCATTAAAAAGACTAATAGCAGTAGGTGCTCTAAATGAATACCATTCGATATATTGTTTTTTTATTTCAGTTCTTACTGAATCTCGATATAAATAAATAGGGATACTACTAAGATTGCAAATAAGAACAAGTTGTATATTAATTTCTTCATGTACTAAATCATCTGCAAATGTAATATTATCAACAAGTTGTTTAATATCAAATTCTTTTCCCGCAATCAGCTTATCTCCAGCAAATAACCCTGAGGTCAATTCTCCTATTTTTAACATAATCATTATCCTTTAATCGGTTACACAATATGCTGTATTGGCATCCTTAGAGCCAATAGCCTCGTACTCGGCAGCGGTTTTCTTGGTGAGGGTGGTGAGGTTGTCGGAAACGAGTATATCTTTTACTACGAAAAAATTTGTAGCAATTGAATTCAATGCAATAAAAATTCTTTTTGTAACTAAGCTAATATTATTTGCATCGGCAATAGAAGTATAAGTATAAATAAACGAAAGTTCATAAGCTCCATTATCGGGATTGCAAGATGTGTGACTCGTACTTACTTTAAAGATTTCTTTTTCTGTAATTTTTAGGAATAAAATATTATCACTTAATAATCTCTGTATAATATTTTTAAAATTATCAATGCTTCCAAATACAAGATTTATTTTTGATTCGGCTTCTCCTGCTTTAACTTCTTGATTTGAAGTTAACTGTTGGTGAGCTTCATTTGTAATCGTAAGCAAAATGTGTTTATCATCCACATACTTCTTCGTTGCAGGCTGGTAATCGCCCGTAGGGGTGAAACTTTCACTGTTGGTTTTGGTGAGGACGTCGGATTTTTCAGGAACTTCCGCCCAATTCCCATTTTTACGACCGTATGCCTTTCCATCAGTTGGCGCTTCTTCTATGCCGCCTATCTTCCCCTGACTTACCCATTCACCGTTCACCCATGCGTAGTAATCATAAGGGGCTTCCGTACCTACAGCCATGAACCCGTCAACTGCCGAACCGTCGGGAACAGCGGATTTCAAGGCTTCAAGGGTGGCGTATTCGCCGGCTACCTTAAATGACTTCCCAGGTTCGCCTTGTATACCTGGCTCGCCTTGTTCTCCTTTCAAAAATTCTAAAGGATAATTGACCACAGAAGCTTTACTGTTGCTTCCTGAAGGTTTAAATGCAGGCAATGATGTTACATCATCCGCTTTGTCCGCATTCGGTACTTCATTAACCCCTATGGAGTTAGCCATAAGGCGGGCAACTATTTCTTGATAATCCTGTTCTGTCCAAGCCATAATTATTCCTGTTTATCGGTTACTTCTTCCGGTTGATTGTTGATAGCACGATTGAGCGCGTCAATGAAGAAAGGTTTGCAAAAAGCATTTGCATGCTCTTGTATCAGGGACACTTCTTCATCACTATACTCTGTCTCTTCATTGGAGTTGTATATCTTCAAAGCGAGTGCATGCGATGCGATACCGTTACCGTTCCGGTATAATACATTCGCAAAATTCTCTCTACAATCTATATTTTCACAATGCTTACGGGTAATGTCCGTAGCAATCAGTAATTGTTTAAAATTTATCTTTTTCATGAGCTTGGGTATGATTTAGTTAATCTTCCATCTTTATAAAAAGAAAGTCCGCTGATGCCAAGAGACACTTGGTATCTTGAACCACTTAAATTTGAAATCATTGACAATGACCCTGCAAAAAGGGTTGTAGACGCAGTTAAGTTGCCATTACTTGCTATATTGTCTAATTTTAATCTTGGGTAAGTAACAGAAGTACCTCCGACTCCACTATCAAGGAATGAAATTCCACCCACATCATATCCTTTTGAATTATAAAACTTTATGCTGTTTGAATTTGGGTTTATTTCTATTTTTTTACCTGACGAAGCGGTTGATATTTTGCCGACAATGCTAACATTCCCATTTTCGTCTATCACCAAAGAGTTGTTAGGAGTTCTTACATTTTTAAACACCCCGCTGTTTGCATTTATCTCTCCTTCAAAATATCCACCAATAGCCTTTATTGTCCCGTCTGCCTGAATAGACACATTCCCGTTGGCGGATATATTTCCGGTAAAGTATATATTTTTGGAAACCACGGAAATATTATCAAGTGCCACATTGATTTCTGAACCTAATCCGTCTTTTTTGACATATAATTTAAGTTCATCGGTAACCCCATTGATGTCCAGCCCCAACTGCGTTACATCTTCCTCTATTTTTGTAACAGACAATTTGAGGTTTTCCGCTGTCTGCTCAATCTGTGAGAACCTTTGATTGTTACTTTCTGAGAGTTCCTTTACTTCCAACCTGATACTTTCCGCTGTCTGCTCTATTTCGGAACTCAATTTTGTATATAAATCTTCGAATGCGTTTTCGGTAAGAGCCAGCGAATGTATGTATATATCCCCCGTAAACTTCAACTCAAAATCGCCCGTTCCGTCCCATGTGCCGGAATACTCTTTCATTGCGTATTCCTCACTCGGTTCAAGACGTTCGGTGAAATGCAGGTTCTGACCGGGAAATCCTATTGTCAGCGTTCCGGCTGTAGCTACCCTGTACCGGAAAGAGATAAAGAACTTCTTCGGTTCTTCCCCTTCCTCATAGGTCGGTTTATTGGCTAAATCCGCATTTGACTGTTTAATTCCGGAAGAAAGGATACGAAGCACGTTTCTATCTCCGTCTCTGATAATGGCAGCCATAGCATCCTTGCGGGAATAGAACTTGTCGTTAACCAATAAGAACTTTCCGTTCACAGTAAAGAAACGAACATCGTTCTTTGTCTCCCAACCGTTCGTATTGCTTGCAAATGATGCGTTATACAGATAATTATCCTTTGCCTGCACCTCGTCAAGCACTTTGGAGATTTCAGAGTAAATCAAATCTTCCAATATCTTGAACTGGGTAAGGATATTCACACCCGTTTTCAGGATAAAGTCACCAGTAACTTTATTCCCATTAGGACTGAAAGCTGTCACTTCTTTACCAGTCAAAGAATAAGAATCAATCCCTGCATACTGACGGAAGCTCGGAGTATCATTCCCGTATGCTGCCAATACGATGGCGTTCTGTCTGGTCTTATCCGTCCGGTTGCCTAACTGTACAATGTCATCGCCTGCTTGTGGTACGGCAGACCCCGTGTCACAGTCGCTCTTCGAAAGGTCTATGTAATTGTCACCTACGCTTGTCACCAGCCGCCAATAGTAGGTATTAGAGACATTCTCATGTACGCCTGGCTTGATGTTGAATGTCTGGCTGCGGGCTTGGTCTCCTATTACAAATTCCTGAACAATGGTCTTTTCCCCGTCTGTGTTCTCGAAGTAACAGCGGTAAAAGGTATCGTATTCCTCTACCTTAGAACATGACATGGATGCGGGAGAAAGTATTATCTGACCGCCAACCTGGCGTAATCGCTGTATCAGCAACTCAATAAACGTGGCACTTTTGCGTGCCAACATATGGTCTACTTCCAAATAGCTGTCTCCCGTCTTGCTGTCTACTTTAATAACAAAGCCTTCACCGAGAGCACCGGAAGAAAAGTTCATGGACTGGATGTAGTCTGAAAACAATCCACCTAAGAACTTTATTAAAAATCCAGCTTCGTCCGGTCTGTCTTTTCTTATAAAGAACTTAGATAAAGCCTCTATATCAAGAGCCTTAAAGTAGACAATTCGGTCGGCGGAAGTCCTGATGAACAGTGCTGGGTCGGCATCTGCGACGCATATATATATTTCCCCGAGATTCAGACCTTGTAAATGCTCTTCATCACTCGGAGATAAAGCAGGGGGAGCTGCCTGATTGTTTTCATTAAGAGCATCACCAAACCATAATATTTTACTAAGCCTTTTTTTCATACCTCAACCTTATCAACATTAGTAAATGCAGCTTTTTCTGCGCTGAATTGCAACATCTCTCCATCTTTGGCGTGGTCTATCAGGAATGCAGGGAAAGAGGCGGAAGAACCAGCTTCAGGAGAGCCGCCAATACCTGCAATATCGTTATTCTGCAATTCAAGAGCCATATTTATATGGAACAGCTGGCTATCTTCAATAACTTGCGTCATTTCCGGAACAGAACTTTCCGAACGGACATATCTTGTCCCGTCAATTTCCACCATAGAAAGGCATAAAATACGGTTTATGTGTTTTGCAAACCAATAAGGGACGCCGCTTGAATTTCCTATCGTAAGATTATACACATCATAAGGTACTGCGTATAATTCTTCTATCTCTTGCATTTGGTTGCGATATTGCTCATTATCTATTCGAGGGGAATATCCTCCAGGTTTAAATCCTGCTTCCACACGAAAATTAAATACTTGCTGAATATCATCTACCCAAAATATGTTATCAAAAGCGGAGTTATTGCTTTTATGGGAATAACGGATAAGTACAGTTTCCTCTAACAAGTCGTCAGAGGAGCATACAATAAAAGGTTCTGATGTATATTCGTTGATTGTAACCGTATATACGGCATCCTCCAAGTCTCGAAGAATGGCGTAATACATCACTACATTGTCATTATGATTATATGTGGAAAGTGATATTGGTGTAGAATTTCCTGCGGCAAGATTGTTCAGGCTCGCTGAAACTTCCTCAGAAGCATTAGTGAATACCTGTATATGGATTTTATCAGAAGCGTGGAACTTCTGAATATAGTCCATATCAAGCCCAAACTTATCTTTTACAGGTGAGAAAAAAAGAGGGCAAACATCACCAACTTTTACCATGTCCTTTCGTCCTTTTATAGTGACGTGCAACTTCACACATCATGCGCAAATATACATACTATTTAGACCAATTCCAAATAATACCTTATAAAATAACGAGTGCCTGATAGACTTATATGGAATCTCCTCATCTATTAATCCACACTCTTGACTATCAAATAATATTTTACCGCTTCCGGTCGTCCATAATTATAGCTTGCACTTTTTACGTAGCCTTTATAAATATGTCCGTTCTTTTCCACCCGAATGTAACCCGTCAAGTCTGACGGTATTTCCAAATCTCCGGTCTTGACGGAAAGTTCTCCTACCGTGAACAGTTTGTTTCCCAATACAATGCTCGACCTTTCGCTAACTCCATTGATTGTCACATCACTGTTACCGTCAGATGATGTAAACTCCAACGCGTTGGCAAAAGCATCTATATACCTTGCGTTTGCTTCAATCATAAACCTTTGGGAATACATGGCATTGAACATGGTAGAAGGAGATATGACACCGGATATTATATATCCATCCCTTACAAGCTTGTATTTTTCTCCGTCAAGTGATGCTCCAACAAAGAATATATCATTATCACTGTCGCTGTCAGTCGTATCTTCACCTCTTTTTTCCGCAAGAAATTCCATACCATAAGCATCGGCTCTATATGGGCTAACTAATTCCAATACGTTATCTGTCAATGTAATGCCGGTGGTGTATTCATTGGTAAAGCGGAATTCATCGCGACCATTTACACTGTCGTAATCCTGTTTGTCATACCCGACTTTTACCCCCGAATAAACCAGTCCGGCATTCACATTGTATTCCAAATCGGAAGTGCTGTCCTGCAAGTCCTTTATTTCTGTATCTTGGAATAAAGTATCACGATGAACAAATGTCACCTTCTCGTCACCGATTACAGGGACAAACCCAAATTCCGCGCTCATCCAATTGGCGAATTTGGTATAAGATGTATATATTTTGGCATTGGGAAGTCCTCGTATGCTTTCTGCCGGAACTATCATCGCCATGTCTAAACGCTCATCTACTCCGGTGGCGATTTCACCCGTTACATTGTTCTTATCAGTTATAGACCTCAGTAAACGGTTAAGCAATACTTTAGGACTGATACAATCTATTTTTACAGATTTTCCACGCTCGGAAAAACTTATATTTAACGGTGTGTCAAGACTGTTGAATTTAAAATTAACGGGAAATTTTTGATATATAGGGTCAGATTTTGCAAGTGCTATATTGAAATTAATCATCTCACCTGGAGATATTGTCAAATTCTCATCAATATCGACAGTGTATGTATTAAATGTTTGAATTGTAGCAGATTGATAATATATTTTAAGTTCTTTACTATTTTCATTATAAGAGGAAAGCCGTATATATATCGGGAAGGATACGCCTGGTCTCTGATACGTAATGAATACACTGAATTTTACTTTTATCCGTATGGTCAAATCCCTGTCAGATATATTTTTGAACAGATATTCTCCGAATAGACTTTCCGTACTTTCAAATCGGTTTTCAGCCGTATCAAAAACCTCTACAATGTCCTTTGTCGCAATTTCCGGTTGTCCTAACATATAAAAAGGAATAGTATAATAAGCATTAGGATAAGCAGTCATTACATGGGAAACATTAGGCTCCTCTGCGTCACTTGGTATAGACCATTTTATATCACTGTTCATTAACAATCTGTCATAATCCAAAGGTTGGGACTCCTTTATTTCTTTTACCGGGTATTCATACTGCGTGCCTTTCTTTGCCTTAATCAAGCTTGCGAGACTGTTGTCGACGGCATTTATTTCGCACGTCGTATCATTGTAGGAAAATGTGGAGTAGTCCAAAGCACATCTGAACTTTTCATTTAACAGCCATGAGTTATTCCGGGTATAAAACACGAGTGTTGCAGATGAGTTCAGGTAATTCGACAAATATTCTTTCAGCAATAGCGAATAAGCGCCGTTGGCAAACTCAAATTTTGTGGAAAAACTACGAACAACTCCGTCATAATCCCCTCTCTTGAAAGACATCTCTACATCGTCCCAATTAACAAGCTCATTTGTGGCGTCATATGTCATTCCGCCTATCAACAGTTCACATCTGTAATACATATCTATTTCTTTTTTGAAGTTGAACGTATCATGGCATCTATGTCATCACACATACGCCTGACCATATAGGCATATTCTTTGGCGGAGAACGTGTTTTCATCAATGTGCATTTTTACATGGGACATTAAAGAAACGCGTTCTTTGGTAAAATATTCCCTATCCATTTTTATTTTCCCTATATCAGGAGATGTTTCCTGCAATTTTGCAAGGCGGTAATTGTCGGAAGCGGAAACGCTGCTTATCCGGTTCTTTATCTTATCATGTTCGTCCTCTCTGAATTTATAACCCAAAGCAGACATGACTTCTACAGCATCACTCCAGTTTCCGGAAGAAATGAGTTCCTGACATATGGCAAGACAATTTAATCGGATTTGAATTTTCAGCACTTCATTTTTCCGGTTTATTTGAGCGGAAACAGACTTTCCCCCTATTATTGATAAGTATTCATTGCATAGCTTCTCGGCCGCCAAAGCCTTTTCCCTGATACTATATCTTCCGCCTTGAACAACCTTATCAATATCCCCCAGGAATATGTCTATAAAGCGGGAAAGGCATATTTTGTTTAAGTCATTATATATCATATCTTATACTCTGCTTGAAATCCAATTATAATCCGCGATATGGTTGGCTTTCTTCATAATCCGACCAATGTTCTGCAATTGTTTGGTATTACTTTCCATCTTTCTTTCAAGTCGGCTGTAATCGTTGTTTACATTAACAACAATCCCCTCTTCTCTCATATTCTTTAGCTTTTGTTCCAATAAACCATAATCAGAAGTAAGCCCTCTACGGTCATAGATATATGACAAATCAGGGATTACCTGCGCATGCGCCGGAAGGTCTACCAATGTCGGCTTATCAGGAGTGATAAAAAGCCCATTATTAGTCACGATACCCTCTTTCTTGCCGCCATCACCTACTATTGCCAAACCGCCGGGATGGTCTTTTGTCCCTTTGGCGTATTTGGGAATGGGCTGGGCTATTATGGTCGCCAAGCTAACTGCTCCTTGTGCTATAATTAATGGGATTATCCCAGGAGCAGCGAATGGATTAGTCCATGCTTTCATTATAGCTAAAGATGTAGCCATTATCGTTTGTATAATATTGTTAGCCTTGTCAAACTTTGCTTGCTTCTCCTGCAATGCGGCTTTTTTCTTTTCAAGCTCCGCATTTTTCTTTGCTGTTTTATCCTCCGCGGCACGTTTACGAGCTTCCGCTTCTTCGGTGGAGATTGCACCATTTTCTTCAAGTTTTTCTATTCTTTCGACTTCTCTATCATATGCTTCATCATTAGCATCTTGTTCAGCTTCCACTTCTTCCATCTTTCTTTCAAAAATAGCAGTTCCCAAATCTGCAAATCCTCCCAGTAAATCAGATATAGCTTGAATAGTTTCTGCTATTTTATCCATTTTCCTCTTGTTAACTTCAGCTGATTTATCTACTGCGTTTATTCCTGCATCCCTAACCTTTTCTGCAAGGGCAATTTCAGCTTGTGCTATCTTTTCTTTCAATTTTAATCTATCTTCTTCCGATAGACCTAGTGTATTTAGTTGTTCTTTGGCTAAATCAATGGCTAATTGTGCTTGCTTTATAGCATATTTTTCTGTTATTTCCTGCTTCTTCCTTTCATAATCTTCTTTATTTATTAAACCTTGAGAATATTGTGCAGCTGCTTCATCTAATTCTTTAGACATTGCAGCATTTATAATAACCGATTGAAAAGAATAAGATTCTTGTATTTTCTTATTCTTTTCAGAGGCGTACTTTTCTTCTAAATCTAATCGTTTTCTTTTGTACTTCTCATCAACAAGAAAAACATCTTCTCCGTTTTTTATAGCAGCATTTATAGCTTGTTCCCTTTCGTTATCGAGCAATTCCAATCTTAATCTATATTCTTCTTCGCTCCCTTTTTTTACAATGTCTAATTTATGTTCAATTTGAGACTTTTCTTTATCAAGTCCATAGGATAATTGTTTATCTTCCAAAGCTTCTTGCATTGCTTTTGCAAGATTTTCTCTGGTTGCTTGTTCTTCCTTAGAACTGCCTCTAATAGCTGCAATTCGCTTGTTATAATTCAATGATATTTTAGCAAGTTCTTTCTCTAATCCCTCATCCATTAAATCCAGTTCGGATTGTTGTAAAGCTTCACGAATGCGAATACGCTCTTTAGCGGCTTTTTCCAAAGCTTTCTTTTCTTTATCCGTTAATATTCCATTATTGCCAGCATCGGACGCGTTACTCCCTGCTAAATCAATTTTATTAAGTTGGTTTATCAATGATTCTGTAATAGACGATATTGCTTTTTTACCGGCAGCGGCTTTAGTTGCAACATCAATTTCCTCCTTAATAACACTATTTGTTCTTTTCCATGAAGTTAGAATAGTAAAAAAACCTCTATTTTTTAATTCATCTTCCAATTTATTGCGGTTGGCAATAGCTAATTGATAATCAGTATTTTCAAACTCAAGTCTTGATTTCAAAGTTTCAATGTATTCTTCTTTAGCTTTTATGGCGGCTTCATCGGCTTTCATACCAGATTGTACATATTCTTGATACAAATTTTGCATGTTTCTTGCATTCTTTTCAAGAATATTGGATTTAGCCATTTCATTTTGAGCCATAGCAACTGCTCTATTGTTATAATCATCTTGTAGCTGATTGGCGTCCTTTAATTGATTAGCTACATTCCTAATACCTCTTGCAAAAAAATCAATAACATTCTTTGCTGGCCCAGTGGATTTTTTGAAAGATAACATAAATGCTTCCCATGCCGAAGACAATCCAAGAATTGCTCCTTGTACATTATCCCCCATAGTATTTGCCATGTTCCCAAGTTCTTCTTCAACTCCTGTTATCTGTTCTCTTAAAGGGATAAGCGCATCAATATTAGTAAGCAATGTATTGAATTGAGCCACACTTCTTTTATCAGTGAGTTCAAGCGTAGTATTTAAATCCACACCTTGCTCTTTTAACTTCTTCAACCCATTCACAAGTTCAGGCAATGTTTTTACCGCTCCACCTAATGATTTAGCCAATAGTCCATTACTATCAGCAAGATTAAGGAATATATTTCTTAAAGCTGTCGCGGCCATAGACGCATCAAATCCAGAGTCTGCCAATTTCCCTAATAAGGCTAAAGTATCTTCTATCTGAAAATTGAAAGCTTTTGCCACTGGACCCACAATAGGCATCGCTGTTTGCAAATAAGAAAAAGACAAAGCGCTCTTGGTTGTAGCAACAGCCATTGCAGATACATATCGTTCCGTTTCTGATGTGTCTGCATTAAACATTCTAAGTGCAGCACCTGCAAGAGCTGCTGCTTCTGGCAACTCTGCGCCAGTAGCTTGGGCAAATTTTAAAATACCCTCCGTTGATTGCAGAATTTCATTTTTAGAAAATCCCAATTTAGCCAGTTCTATTTGTAAGGCAGTAGCTTGTGATGCTGTATATTTAGTTGCCGCACCTAATCGTTGAGCATCAGTTGTCAAGTCTTTTATATTTTTAGATGTAGTACCTAAAATTGCTGCTAATTTGCTATTTGCAGCTTCAAAATCAACAATAGATTGAGCACCTGACTTAAATAAACCTATGAGCTTTTGAAACCCACTGATAACAGCTTGTGCTCCAACCATTCCCTTTACCATAGAACCTACCCCAATTCTAACTTCATTGAGTCCGCCTGCTACATTTGACCTTAAGATATTTCCATATCCTTTGGCGACAATTCCTAAATTTTTAAACGTCTTATTTCCGTTTTGTAATTCGACTATTGCAGCCTTTATTTCGTTCTTATATGCCCCAATAGCCATCTTTTGCTTAGTATATGAATCAGTATTTCTGCGTATATACTCTGTATTCTTAGCTATCTGATTATTTAATTGCTGACGCACTTTGTTGTCTTTATCTTCTGCATCAGTAACTTGGGAAACTGCAATGCGAAGCAGTTTATTTTGCTCTTTTGCCTCATTAATAGAATGAACCTCTTTATTTGTCAAAGCAATAGCTTCTTGCGTGGTAATTTTAAGTTTCTTCTTTTCTTGATTAAGCATCTTTTGCTGCTTTAATCTTTCCGTTTCTACTTTAGCCGCTTTTAACTCTGCTTGCGCATTTAAATCATTTGCTTTAGCCTGCTCCAAAGCTTCTTTTGTGGCTTTTTGGGTCTCCTCTGCAATGTTTTTTAAAAGAGCCTTATATTCATTTTGGATGTTAGCAAGTTCTTTCTCTGTTGTAATTAACTTTTTTTGAATCTCTTCAAATAATCTTGCCTTATTAGTCAAGTCGTCATAATTAGAAACCGGAATACTATAAGATTTAGCCAGTTCTTTCCCTAACTCCGCATATGCTTTTTTAACTTCCGTAAATTTATTAGTCAGGCTGGTTAGTTGATTTAAAGCTTTATCGCTTACTACATCGGTAATTACAAACTCGTTTGCCATAAGTCCTAATTTTGAGTGCCATGCAACATCACATGGTGATACAAAGATATTGAATTATTTAGAATTTTCTAAATAAGAAAGGCAAAAATGAAAACCAGAAAAAGGAAGAGAAAAAGAAAAAGCCAAACTTAGTGTCTGGCTTTATTATTTATAAACTGTTTAAATAAGCAGTTGAGAGGAAATGCATATACAGTTTGTTATATTTTCATTCTTCTTTCATTTTTGATAAGAAAAAATCTAAATCTTTTTTTTTCATGGTTAAATACCCATTACTTTTTTTGTCTTGAACAAATATCACTGTACTTCCAAGCACTTTTGATAAACTTACTTCAACATTATTTATTTCATCGGATACATTTTCTCCTTTATAAGTATTGTATAATTTTATGGCTCCTTCAAAAAAAGAAATCACATCTTCTTTCTTGCCATACAAAGGAGATACAATATCTATAATTCTACTATATTCCGAATTTTGCCCCATGAGGAAATATATAGGTTCTCCCCCGTCTACAATTGTTTTATTGATAAATATATTTCCTTTTTTTGCAATTTTTTTTCTAATAGTTTGTGAATTTCCCAAAATGGGAATAAACATTAAAATGGTCAGTAAAAATAATATTTTTTTCATGATGTATATATAAATTAATGATTATATTTATGTTGCCAACAATATAAACTACCTTTTTCAGCTTTTCTTTTACATCTTGTTCCTTTTTTGGTTATAGCAATACATCTCTCCGAAATCCCTTCATTTGTGTTATTATTCCCATTATAATATTTATTCCAAAATTCATATACTGTTCCATTATTTTGATATATCCAAAAACTTTTTCCGTTTAAAATTTCTCCAAAAAGTTCTCCATTATCATACCTAACTTTATCTCCTTCAATATATCCACAGACAGAAACGCTCTCATTTGAATTTTTATCTACTCGCATTTCTATTTTTACAACTCCTTCATTGTTTATAATTTCACATCCTCCTTTCGCATCTGGGAAAAAATTAGATTCGTCAAAACAGCTTCTTAATTCGTAATCCCCAACAAATTGCGATGCATCTATTTTTTCTTTAGAAGAAGAACAAGCCGCTAATAAAAATATAATAAGTGTAAATATCGTATTTTTCATACAAATATCTATTTTTTTAAGTTTTGTTTGCAAAGTAATTCCTAATAAATCATTTTGACAATATTTTTAACGGAAATCTTTGTAATTTAGACTGATTATAAATAGCTTATCACTTCTTTTTCCCAAATAGTTCAGAGTGGCTTCCAAGTTTAAGAAGCTCAATCTCCGTCTGTATCAAAAGATAATTATGCTTTATATGGTGTCCCATTTTCATAAAGAAATTCAGGAGCAATGTCCGCACCGTTTGCCCAAAATACTGTACCGTCAACCCCGTAACGCTCAAACTCGCTTTCATCTTTCAGTTCCTCGAAAGCCGGATATTTCAGGAGTGGCGTTAAATCTACTTTTCTTCTTTCTCCATTGTTGAACGTACACAAAAGAGTGTATTTACCCATGTATTCAGCGGATTCTACTAATAGTATCATAACCTTTATTTTTAGCGTTTAATCTTTTCTATTTTCTCACCGTTTTGCGCCTTTTCCCAAATTTCAAGTAATTGCGCTTCGTGGGTGTCTATGTATTCATTTATCAGTCGGATAGTCTTTGCTGTTCCCTTACCTTCTACCATCCTATCTTTGATAGTGATAGTAAACCAGTTGCCACCGTCTTTAATGTGCAGGTGTGGTGGGTTGTGGTCTTGCCCGTACATGTATATCAAAATACCCCGAATAATGTCTATTGCGCTCATGCCTTTTCTGTTGTTGTTTTGAATGAGCCAAAATCTGTCGTATCAATAACCCCGGCATATTTACCGGAACGCGCTTCCTTAATGGCTGCAACCGTCTCTTCATTAGGTTCTGAATACATTGCATCCATTAAAGTGCTCTCTACAAAATTATTCAAACTCCTGTTCGCTTTTTTGGCATGTTCCTGCAAGATTTGCAATAAATCCTCACGCAAGCGGAACGAAGTTTGTTTTCTTACTACTGCTTCCATATTATTATTTGCATTACATTGTATTATATTGTACAGCAAATATAATACAATATTTTGGGCGACCAATCAAAAATAAGAAAAAAGTAATCCAAATAATTAATTTTCCAATAAGAGGTTTGCTATTTCAAAGATAAGGGCTATCTTTGCGGTGCTACACTTTTATATACATATTCGGATTGGGGATTTTTTTTGTGCCCGATATTAAACTACTGCCTACAATATTAGCAGAGGTTTCTCCGTACATATTTGCCCCAAAGCCGATATGGAAGTGTAGCAACTTGGAGAAACTCTCTGCTTTCTTTATTTATTAACTTTTAATTTTCATTGTTTATGCTACACTTGAATGAAAATCAAATCTTTCGATACAACGGAAGTCCTATTACCTTTCTGAAAGGAGATAGTGTTATGGTGAATGCAACCGAAATGGCTAAACCGTTCGGGAAACGTTGTAATGACTTTTTGTCAACAAAACAGACAAATGAGTTAATTAGCTCATTATCAGCCAAAACGGGAATTCCCGCAACGGACTTAGTTACTGTAAATCAAGGAGGTAACAATCAAGGCACATGGTTACATGAGGATTTGGCATTAATCTTCGCTCAATGGCTTTCTCCTGATTTCTATTTATGGTGCAATGACCGCATCAAAGAACTTCTTCAATACGGTATGACCGCCACGCAGCCAACTTTGGAGCAGATGATAAACAACCCCGACCTTGTTATCAGCCTTGCCACGCAGTTAAAGAATGAGCGTGAGGAAAAGGCAAGATTAGAACAAGAGAAGAAGCGTCTTGAAGATAAAACTGCCAGACAGGAACCTTTGGTGTCATTCGCCCAAGCCGCTTTCAAAGCAGAGGGCAAAGTAGACATAGGTCAAGCCGCAAAGATACTCAATCTCGGTTTTGGGAGGAACACCCTTTTCGGGAAGCTAAGGGATGCGGGCATATTCTTCAAAGACAGGAACGAACCGAAACAAAAGTATATTGACGCAGGCTACTTTGAAATGACGCTGTTGCCGCCAATACGCAGAGACAACCACCCTGACATATTATGCCAAAAGGTGTTTTGCAAACCAAAAGGTCTTGCTTATATTAACCATCTATTTGGCGGAAAGCCTTCTGATGGGAAAATAGCAAAAATCAAATAGCATTGAAGCATAAACATTTACAGGTACGGAGTAATGACGTACAGCTATAACTATACCCAAAAACATATTGCCACGTAAACAAGCATAGATGCACGTTGAGGTTCGACCAACGTTCACGTTATGATACCCCGTCAGCAATACGGCTGGCGGGCAGATGGCAGAAATAACGACTAAAACAAATATTCATCTATTATGGAAATCAGCACAGCAATGATGCAACACATCCTCCGATTGACGGAAGGATATACGGATTTATTGAACGAACTTAAGGAAGTCAAGGCGGAACTTGCAGAACTCAAAGGAGAAAAGCCCAAGAAGCCGACAATTCATGAAACCAAATACCCACACATGAGTATAATAACCAGGAAATGATTGTATAAGGCGGGAGTTATCCCGCCTTTGTTCTGTTTTTAATATTTTTCAATTTAAAGGCAGAAAAATTACGGGGGTTATACAAAAAACAGTGTTCTTTTTTTAATATCAGAACCAAACATATTCAATCAGTTTCCCGTTGAACATTTCGCCTCTTGGGCAAAAATTGAAAACCCCGTCTTTCTCATAAAGGATATATACTTTCCCCTCCATCTTTGCGGCTTTTCTTGCAAGCGAACGCATCTTAGCTATATCTGCCATTCTCTTTTTGTTTTCACACGCACATCCCATTATAAACCGAATTTTCTAAAATAATCCGCAATACCTTGCTTTATATGCCTTTCCATGAATGCCTTTCTCGCATAAGAACCGACCTTGTAAATCGCCTGTCCGTATTTCTTTTCTATATCACCGCTAAAGCTTATCCCCACACTTTCAATCCTCAGTCCCTTATCTATCGGTACGGCTGTAATAGAATCGTGAAATTCACCCGTAATTATCAGGTTTGGCGTTCCTTTTGAACTTACGGGAGCGTTTATCAGCGAAGAATACATAAGCGGGGCTACCCTTTGCTTGAAAGCAGCATAGCCTTTGGCGTTCTTATACCAATACCCCGCTTCTTTGGTATTGAAATACGGGTCATTAAAGTAAGTAGGGCGTAACGGTTTGTCATTTCCGTTAATACCTGACCATAGTTGTTCTACAATATATTGGGAAACTTCTTCTCTGTTTTTTACCATAATATCCCGTATCATCGGTTCAAATCCGGTAGCAAACCGTCTGAAATTTTCTTCTGCTTCAATAATGTTAGCCATAGTCAAGACAATTTAGGGGCGAATGAACGCCCCCAATTAAACGATACCACCATCATAATATACAATCATCTTTTTTCTGTCTTGCCGCACCGGAAGATGCTATATCATCGTAGATGGACGAAAGGGTTTTCTCCCTTTCTTCGGGCGGTCGGTCAAGAAAAAACACATTCTTATGTGTGTTTATGAAGTCCCTCTTCTTCATATTTCTCACCCTCTCCTCATTGAATGTTACACCTTCTACTATCATGTCCAAGCCTCAATACCCGTAATTCCAGCTTCTTGCAATACAGAGGGAGATGCAAGAGTAACGGAGTCCTCGCCAACGGTAGTAATGACCCCGTTAGCATAAGAAGCACTTGTCGCCCCGTCCAACACTTTTTCTGCATTCTTTGCCAGTAATTCACCGTAATACTCCGTAATATCCAAATTTCCGAAGTGCTCAATCAATTTATACTTGTTTGATTCTGTTGATACCAAATCAACATATACCAATCCTTTCAATGCGTCAACGACATCAAAATCATAAGCTCTCACATCCGCGTTCTTAATATACTTTTCGTAATCCTTGAACATGGTTGCGATAGTCAAGTTGGCTTCTGTGCCGGAAGAATCCCAGTCCTGACCGCCCGGATAAACGCCGGACAATGGAATGCCCGCCAAATCTTTCGTACCGTCATTCATTCCGTAAATGACGTTGTTCTCATCTACAAAATAAGCATCAAATGCCACATTCTTTGCCACCATGATGTTTGCTTTCAAGCTGGCATCGTAGTCCTGCAAAGTCCATACATCATTTTTAGCTGAATAACTTGTGATTTTAGTAGGACCGTATCCCGTAGCAGAAGTTTGCGCCTCTCCACCGGAAGGTGCATATTCCACAATCGTTTTGATAGGGAATATTCTTCCCGGACGGTCTGCATGGCAAGCCTTTTCAAAGGCTTCCGCTGTTTTCTCTGTAGGTATCTTATGACCGTGAATAGTCAGTATGATAGCTTTTATTTTACCGGGGTCAAGCACACACACGGAACTACCTGTATTAAAAGTTGCAACGCCCGGACACTTTCTATAATCTGTTGCCATAACATTTTACTTCTTTAATGGTTAAATTTACATTTTTCATCTCGATAGCATCAATAAAATCACTGAATGGCTTCCCGTCTTCTCCTATTACCCCAACCCTGCCATATCTGTAGTTTTCAATGTAGGAATGTGGAACCACATCATTGTAACTACGGACAATGTTTATGTCTTTCTTGATTTCATCCAAGAAAAGATTGTATATAGGTCGCAATACCTGCTCAAAGGAAGTCTTTTGCCGGTCTTCATTCGAATACCCTTTCAAAGTGTTTACCATAATAATAAACTCCAGGCTAACCTCAGTCTCGGCAGAACTTCTATCTTCCGTGAACGGAGAATAAAGACATATTATAGGAAACTTCAATTTACTTGTCTTGGGACTTTTACCCCATAAAGTTAATTGATTGCTTATGTAGGCCCAGTCTCCGAATAAAAACGACACATTGCTTCCGTATCTTTCCGATACCTTTTTTACAATGTCCGCAAATATATCATTTACCGGCTTCATATTCCCATACAGTTTATTTTACGTAACATACATGGATTGAAACATACACCAGCATATTCCTTTCCTTGCAAAAGTTTATAAACACGCTTGTTCATATTTACCATATCATTCCATGCCCTAATTTGCAAAACTTGTGGAGAAACAGCATCTCCATCGGCAGAAGTTACTGTTCCCACATTTGTTACGCTGTAATTACCGTCCGCTATATACTTGAAAAATATATAGCAAGCAATAGGGCTGTATTTTTCTGATAAAATAGCAAGCAGCCTATCCCATTTATCATCAACGCTATCTTCTTTTGAATCTTCTTTTAAGTTAAGATAATCGGTAAAAGCCTTACACATATCCTCACCAAGTATACGAATCAAATATTCCTGTTCATATACGGAAATATATGATTCTATTTTGCCCAACTCCGCATCTCTTGTTATAGAGGGAGCGCCAGTGTCAGGATTTATCCCGACACTCAGCAACCCGGTGAAAGATTCGTAGTCAATTATCATACCGTATCTTTTTTCGCAGATTTACGTTTAGTGAACAACTCCTCGCAACCCAACGCTCTGGCATCATTAATCAGTTCGTTTGTCGCTTCAATTTTACCCTCGGCATAAAACTTGCTCGCAAGAGCCATTCCGACTGAAACTTCATCGCCTGTTTTATACTTCACACCATCCTTGACAAATGTTACGTTATAACGCTTAGTCAGGTTTATTCTATATTCTTTTCCCATAATTATTCTCCTTATGCTTCTTGAGTGATACCTTCTATTACAGTAGAGAATGTGTCCTTTACAAATGCGGTCTTATATTGCGACTTGATATAACACATCAGCCTCTTCTCTGCGATTACAGTCACGATATTCTTGCGGAAATCGTCATTCTCCCATCCTAAGGTAATAGACAATACCCACAAGTCACGAATATTCAAGTATGAGAAATCACCCATGATGAAATCTCCTTGTTTTACTGCTGTGGTCGTTTCTACACGCAATCCCTGAATCAATTCATCTCCATATCGGAATGGGCGGAGATATTGACCGTTAGCATCCTTAGCCAACTGCATGGACGCGTAATCCAATGGGTTCATCAGTACAAGGTTCGGACGATAAGCCATTTCGCTGGTGGATACAATTTGCGAATATGCAGCCACAAGAGCATCAAACATATTTGGCTTCTCAACATAGAAAGTAGAGAGAGAGAATGCCGGCATATCCGATGCAACGCCTTTTATTTCTCCACCAGAGCCATTGCCTGACAAAATTCCCTGCTCTTCTTTGATTCCAAGTTTATTTACCATTTCCGTTTCAACTTCATTGACGAAGCTGGGAAAATCCGACAGCGTTTCCTCTGTAAATTTAGCAGCAATAGCCACTTTGGCAGCGGTTATTGTTTTTTCTGTCAATGTCGCATCCATCAAAGGCTTTAGCCCACCTTCAGGAACCCATGCAGCATCTCCGTCCTTGCTTGTATATTCCGCATAAACCAAAGCCCTATTATTTGTGCTTGATACATTTGCATATTTTCTAATGACGGTTTGCGCTCTCGGATTGACTGATAAATTTGGGTCAACTTCAAGTCCGTAATGCGGAGCAAGGGACCCGGAAGTAATAGTTGCAGCGTCTTTCTTTTCCAGCACAAGATTTAATCCCAACTTATTGCCGGGAGCCGACTGACAAGCCGATTTCAAATCAAGAGACATAACGCCCTTCTTGTCCGCAGCAATATACTCCTTGAGCTGTTCGTGTAGCTGCTCATAAACAGATTTAATCTTTACCTCCCCGTTTTTACCTACTTCGGTAGAAGCCTTTACACGTAAAATGGCATTCTCCAATTCATTAACCTTCTCTTCAAAAGTCTTTTTGTCAATGCCGGCAAAATCCTTTTCCTTGATGTCATTTATGGAATCAGCGGCATCCTTTATGGATTTACGCAAATCTTCCAATTTCACTTCATCCGCAAGATAGCCTTTCACTTGTTTTTCAAAGGCTTCTCCCATTTTTTCGTCCAAAGATTCAAAAAACTTCTTGTTTTCTTCGGACAAGCCGGATGTGTCCATAAGTTCTAAAAATCCTAATTTCATACCGATTTTAGTTTTAATAAATTACATAATGATTTTTCTTCCGTTTTGCCATTACTGCCGGCTTCCATCCCTTTGGGTGGAGCAGGTATAACACCGTCCGGCCTAAAAGATGCAAGTGACATTGCTTTGGCTATAATTTTTTGCAAACGCTGTTGCTTGGTTGTACTCATATTTTTACATAACAAGGAAATTTCACCGCTTAAATCCTTATAAGCGTTTTCGTAGTCTTCAATTGACTTCAACCCCAAATACTCGGTTTCTCCATTACAGCCAATTGATACCACCGATATTTCATACAGCTTAACCTCTCTAACAATCAGAGCTTGTTTTTCGTAATCCCATTCGCAATTCTCCCATACATACTCATAACCAATAGAGAATTGATTAAGCGTGCCTGACTCAAGTTGTTTTATGGCCCTATCTCCAAGTTCAATCTCATCTATGCGCGCCTCAAAATAAAGCCCTCTATCATCTTCTTTCAATTCTGTAATAAATCCCAAAGGCTCTGACATGTCGTGCATCCAAAGGAGTATAATTTTGTCATTTGCCTGGCTTTGCGGCCCTCTTTCATTGATACTTTTTGAAAAGCAACCTTTCAATAGAATATCATGAGCCTTATCCATGTTTCCGAATACAGCAGCGTATCCGCTGATAGTCCGGCTTTCGGGGCTATATTGGACATCCTTCGAGTTTATGGAGAACAATTTATACTGCATCCCCATCTTATCTTTGTATTTATTTGTCATTGTTTCCATTTTCCTTACTGTTATTGACGTTATTTTCAACAGATGCACTGCTTGCTGCATTGCTATCAAAATCTCCTTTTGGATTATCCGGGTCAATATCTATGTATCTTGCAACTTCTATACGTGCCTCATCATGTGTTATCAAAGACTTATCTATCAATCTCTGTAAGGCATCAGCAACTTTAACCAATGTATTGGCTTCTGTCTCCTTATTGGTTTGAAGGCATTCAACATCTGTAAAATCAATCTTAATAAAAACACCTTCCGGACATATGGCTTTTGAAAGACATTCTGCTATCTTTCGGCTATCTGGAATGATTACGTCCTGATAAGCCTTTTTCCCAGCACTTTCAAGGTTGTCGTATTTGGCATCCGTAAAAAGATTGGCATTTATGCCCATTGCATTGGCAATCTTATCTGTACACCTCTTATCCTCTTCATGAAGTTTTAATTCATCAGCATTAAAATCAAGAGGAAGCCATCCTAATTTGTAACGTGTCACCAAAATGGGATATTCCTTGTTTACTAAGCCATAATCACGTTTAAATCTGTCCTTTATATCCTTTTCATCTTCCGAGGAAAGGGCAACATTTCCCATCTGGTCAGTATAATCATTATAGAGCACGCCTTTAGGACCACCATTTACAAGCAATGTATGGCTTGCAGACATAGAAGCTACCCAGTTTGATATAGGCTGGGAAAGGCTATCTGAAACGGACTCAAATTTGACATCAGCAGTCGCACCGCTATTTATTACTATATTGCTGTCATATATTACAAGATATTCATAGTCCTCCAACTCTAATCGAGTTCCGTTACAGTCTATATATACACTTGATATAATATTTTTCAGTTCGTATTGGCGAAACACCTTACCGGTTCCTTCCATATGGAAAATCTCAGGTGGAATTATCCACATTGCCTTAGGAGTGCTTGTTTTTGTCGCTCTAACAAGAACAATTGGACAATAGCCGAATACCTTAAGACATATTTCAATTTGCTTTACAAATGAAGAGAATGTTTGCAGCGGATTGGGAGCGTTGAGTATATTACGTATATCGGCAAATGTCCTTTTTTCATTTCCATCCTTATCTACCACATAAGGAATACCACGGGACATCATAGAACCGATTTTATCAACTACAGTGAAGAAAGGCGTACAGGAAACAAGCGCTCCGGCTTTATCCAAATTGTCAGTCATGTCATAATATACTTTCCATTTGGAACGCCTTCCAAACAAATCGGACAAAAACCAGTAGTTTCCTGCTGCATCTCTTTCTACCCGATTTACATTATCATACATCGGGATAGACTTTTTATTTTCTGGCTTCCAAAATTTAGTAAATATGCCCATATACAAAGCAGGAGTGACAGCAAATTAATGCGGCCACTCCCATATATTTAGTGTTTTAGTCCATTAATACGGTTGCGTGCAACTTCACACGCTTGTAGTGACCCTACGTGTGCAAATATATATATTATTTAGACTAATTCCAAATAACAAACAGCATTTTTATGATTATTTTTTTGATTTTCTTTTTACTCTATCCGCTATACAACACAATACATACATTGCTTCATAGACATCTTTGCCGTCATAGTCCATTAGATTACGCATAAATAAGGACATTTTATTATCTCTCTTGAATTTAAAATCTCGAATTAGCCCCTTAAATGCTTCAATATAAGAAAGTTTCCCTGTATTTTCTTGCCTTGCCCACACATCACCTATTTCAGCCCTATAATCGCGTATATAATGAAGCATCGCCTGCGAAGTCTCAATGTTTACATCGGCACCAGCGACCAGCGCGGCGATTTCTTTGATGGGAATCAATTCTCCTATATACGCATCGTCCACATATATTGTATCATGTACAACATACGCTTTCGCATACAGAAAACGCCCATTAAGCAGTGGATGTATTTCTACAATTGGAATGCCGGAAAATGCGACTGTCGCAGCCTCATAGCTGTCATATTCAAAATCTCCGCGTTTTTCTACGGTTCCGGTAAGAGCATCTGCCCCATCATCATGTGCGTTTTTCCCGAACTTCCTAAAAGATTTTATCTCTGCATAAAATTCAGGAAAGAGCACTTCCCAACCTTCCGGCATATATGTAAGATTCATAACCTCAGCGGAGCGGGTAAATATTCGAACTTCCTTATTCCCCGACTGATGAAACCATTTTATTTCTGTTTCATTATTGCCCATTATCCGTGATTGTCGCTCTACGTTTCGGGCAAAACCACGTCCACCGTTATTACTTTCAATGTTAGCTATGGTTACTCTATCTTTGGCAAGCAAAGCTGCAACTTGCGGTTCCGTAACCTCCATAGGAGCGTCCGTATATAGTATGCTTAAAATAAAGTTGCCTATTTCTGTATCCACATAATCTATGGAACATAATCTGTCACCGCCCGTATCTGCGGTATCGGTATAATTTTTCCGAATGGCACGGTTGGTATATGGTATTTCCCTATAAGTCTTGAATGTACCGTACATGAGACCTTCTATAGGTGTAGGGTTCTGCATATATTGTGTTTCAAAGACGAATGGATTTATTCTATTGAGATTATGCAATTCATCCAATGTGTGTTTAAATTCCCACAAAGGAAATTCTTTCCCGTCCGCTTCTTTTTCTATGACCGGCAATGAAAGAACAGTCCATTGCCCTGGCTCTGTTTTCATAAGATAGCCGCACAAATCATTCTCATGCAGGCGCTGCATGATTATTACAATCGGGGTGTTTCGGCTGTTCACTCGGTTACGGATAGTAGTTTCAAAGCGTTGGTTAACCTTTTCCCTTTTCACGTCAGACAAAGCGTCCTCCGGCTTAATAGGGTCGTCTATGACAATGGCGCCGGAAAACCTTGCCCCCTTTAATATGCTATCTATTTCTTTTTCTGTTTCTTTATCATCTATATCGTCCACCTCTCCAGCGCCAAATCCCGTTATCTGTCCACCTGTTGATACCGCATATACACCACCGCCAGCAGTGGTACTCCACTTCTTTTTGCTGTCTGTGCCTCTCTTTATCTGGACATACGGGAACAGCTGTTGATACTCTTCTGATTTAACTATGTCTCTAATCTCTTCTGAATTATCGTGAGCCAAATCGTCAGAATATGAGAGATGGACAAACTTTGAGGAAGGGTTGAGTGCCAATCCGTATGATATAAAGTTCTTTACGGCTAATTCGGTCTTTCCATATCGTGGTGCAATATTGATTATCAGTTTTTGAATTTTTCCGGAAATAACATCATCCAACGCATTACATATGCGTTCATGGTGTCTGCTCACCACAAATTTGCGCCCTGTTTTACTTTTAAAGAAAAATTTTGTGTAATTGAGAACGCCCGACATACAAAATGCTTGTAGATACCGCACACCGTCCATCATAGCCTTTCTATCAGTTTCTTTGCTTCCTCGACACTTATGGGTTTGCTGGTATTCATCTCTATTTCGGTAGGCTCATCAAACCCAAGCATTTTACATATACGCTCAATAGCCTTTATCTTATCATAAAGTTCTATCTTCACATATTCAACATCTACAATTTCCGGAGCATCACTTGTTCCGATATTTTTTTTCAATATCTTGGTAGATATACTTTTTATTGCTGATTTCTCTTTGTCAGAGAGCTCATCAAATTCTTTACGCTCTATCCATGTGTTGTGCATGCTGGCAATGGATGAGAAAGCTATACCGGACAATTCTTGTAGAATGCGTTCTTTAGTTATATCCGATTTGTTTTTTTGTTCCTCCTGCAACTCTTTAACCCTTTGGGCTACATTTGGGTTAGACAACAATTTGCAAGATTCTTCCCACACTTGTTTGTCTCTCATCTTCTCGCACGAATAGGCACGACGATAAGCATCGGAAGCATTGCCGCTTTCGATGTAGTAGTTGCAAAAATTCTCTTGTTTGATTGTAAGTCCTTTCATGTCTTTTCGTTAGTATGGGAAGCATGCCACTTGACATGCTTTTGCAAAGATAATAAAAATATATTGCAATTATAGCGCATATTTTAATGTTCTTAATCATGGCTTATTGGTTATACACTCAACCCAAATTCCCGGCAACACCAGCCACGTGGGTATAGAGTGTCCTTTAGGCGATTTGGCAGTCCGATTTCACCTGGACGTATTGAGCCAAACGGCCAACGGACTTTCCTCTTGAATGGTTCCAAACTCCCGTATAACGACCGAGCCTTTCAAGGGGCGAATGACATCAACCTGCATCCGCTTCGAGGTTTTAGGTGGGGTGACACCCGTACAAGCATCCTCTAAGTGCTTCCTTGCATCGTACTTCCTGCGGTTTCCCGCCCCGTTTTCACAGCCCTCTACAAAGTTCCTTCATCGGTCAGAGGTGCACACACAGCGTCATGACCGATTGTATACTGGCTTTAAATAGAAAGCCCCGTAATAGGTACGAGCTACTACGAGGCAATCATATATAACCTCCATAAGGAGAATGTTTAATCAATGTCTGGTAACATCCCGTACTTGTTACACGGGTAAAAGTAGGAATGTTTTTTTGCACAATCGGAGAAAAGGAACAATCTTTAATATTTACTTTTCATTCTGTCGCTAAAAGGGGCTAAAAGGGAGCAAGAACGCCTAAAAGGATGATATAATAAAAATGATATACACATTACCATCTAATAATCAATATATTATAGATATAGAAGTGTATCTTTATATTAACATTTTATTGCATTTATAATGATATATTTACATATTGATATTGTTCACGAAATCAATAACCTTTCTATTCGCTTCATCCACTTTTTTCATATCGAAACGGATATAGATGTCGGTTGTTGTACTGTTCGCCCAACTATGCCCAAGCGCGTGGGCGATTACCTCTTTGGGAACATCGAGTTCTGCCGCTACCGTGGCCCATGTGTGTCTTGCCCAATATGAGGACAAATCAGGGAATAAAGGATTTCTACTCTTTTTCCCTCCCAATCCCTTCCTTTCTGTCTCTCCAATCTGTTTTAACCCTATTCCCATACGATGTAGAAAATCCTTGTAATTTCCGTATTCATCCATTATATTAAGAAGATAATCCTTCCCTTTGTATTTCTCAATTATAGCCTGCGCTTCCGGTTCTACTTTAATACTGTATAATTTCCCCGTCTTAGCTCTTTTATATTCAAAACGACCATTTACCAATGCAGAATGTTTTGCGTTAAACAAATCGGCTGCATTTACTCCTATGAGATAGAACATGAGCATGAACATATCCCTATATCTAATCTGGTATTCCTCACATGGATAATCTCTCAATAACCTAAGTTGTTCTGCTGTAAGGCTGCGTTTTCGGGTTTCCTCTTTCTTTATTGAAAACCTTCTGAATGGATACAATGTTGTGTACTCCTCATCAATGGCGTAGTTGAATACACTACGTATGTTCCGTAAATGAATAGCGTAGGCATTAACCTTCATCGTCTTTGCCATCCACGCTTCAAAGTTTTCCAGCCACGACTTATCCATGCTCTCAAAAGTACAATGACTATCGTATTCCTCAATCTTGTTTCTTGTGGTTGTATATATAGACTTAGTCCCCTGATTGGTTTTCTTGGAAACGAATTCATCAAGATAATAGAGAAACGTCTTTTGATTTTCAACCTTGCTACTTATAGCGTCCTCTATCAACTTCTTCAAAGCTTTGTCTGTAGTTGATTTCAACTTTTCTTGTTGCTCTAAAGTAAATATTACTGTTTCCGCCTTGTTTATTATTCCACGGGCAACTATATTTCTCGGCTTGTAATTTTGTGCACGCACAGAATATTCGTTCCCATTCCATTCTTTTTCCGATGCACTTAGCTGCGTAGCTATCATTATTTGTTTGTTGTGGAATACATTCAACTTTATCGGATAAGTACCATCTTTTTTTTGCCTTCTTTTATCAAGGTAGAATTTAACCGTTGCCAT